AGGCAGCCTTCCACGGGCCCAGCCGCTTCTTCAGCACCTCGACCTGCTCCGCCGCGAAGCGTTCGGGCCACAGCAGCTCGCCTGCCTCGCTGCGCGGGTCTTCCCAGCCGATGCTGGTGATGAAGCTGCGCTCGGGTTCGTATTCCATGGGCAGCATGAGATGCGTCCAGCCGTCGTCGGTGTCGAGGATGTGGCCCGTGAGGTCCTCTTCGCCCAGACGCTGCTGGATGACGATATAGGCGCCGGTGCGCGCATCATTGAGGCGCGTCGACATCGTGCCGTCCCACCACTCCTTCGTCGTCTCGATAAGCGCCTCGGAGAGGGCCTCGTTGGCGGCGTTCGGGTCGTCTACGACAATGATGTTGCCGCCCTCACCTGTCACGCGCGCGTCGACGGCCGTGATCAGGCGCTCGCCGCGCTTGTCGTTCTGAAAGCGGCCCTTGGTGTTCTGGTCGCCCACGAGCTGAAATCGTTGCCCCCACAGACGCTGGTACCACGGGCTCTCGACCAGCCGGCGCGTCTTGACACTGTCGCGCATCGCAAGCGACATCGCGTAGGACGCGTGCAGCAGCGGCACCTGCGGCCCGCTGGTCGGCGAGATCTCGCGCTGCGTCCAGACCCACGCCGGGAAGCAGACGCTGACGATGCTCGACTTGCCACACCGCGGCGGAATGTTGATCAGCAGCTTGCGGATATCGCCATCGACGACCGCTTCGAGGTGTTCGCACATGGCTTCAAGGGGCCAGCCCGGTGTGAACGGCGACGGGTCGACGTACTTCCAAGCCTTCTGCACGAACTCATGCAGCGACGTCTCGCACTCGACACGTTCGATCTCGCGCAGCGTCTCGAACGGGTTGAGGTCGGCTAGGTTCATACCCGCTTACGGCGAGTGCGCGACGGCGTGTTGGCTTGCACGCGCTTCGCGATCTCCTCGCGCAGGTGCCAGTGGTCGTAGTGCGACTGCCGGATCGCGGCGTTGGTCACGGCTTGGCCTCGAAATACTGGGCGCGGGGGCCGCAAATCTCCCTGTCGGCCTGCGGTGGGCCGAAGCGTTCCGCGTAGCAGTAACGCGGGCCCGGCGTTGTAGTCGGGCGCCCGCACATCAGGATGCCGTCGCTGTTGCGCCAGCTGTGGGCGCAGTCGGTGCAGAGGGGGTTCATTGCAGCCTCGTGTAGTCGCCGGCGTAGTAGTAGCCGTACATGATGTCGGGGGCGTAGGCGTTGGCCATCAGCGCCTCGAAGATCGCGCGCTGCCCGGGGTCACCCGAGTCAGTGACCTCCGCGTAGGCCTCGCCCGTGCCGGCCCAGCCGACCGTGATGCCCGCGCGCAAGGCGGCGCGCAGCAGCTCGGGGGCGGGCAGGACAGGCCGCTTCATGGCGCAAGCGTACATCACTCGACCGTGCGAAAACAATGCCAGAGGGCGTACTCGTCGACGTAGGCCTCGGCATCGAAGGTGCCGCGCGGCTGCGTCAGGGCCATGAACAGCGGCAACAGCAGCGCCAAATCGCTGCGCGTAGTGACCATTTCAGGCTCGAACGTGTAGGCCTTGCCGCCGATGTGAAAGTGCAGGTCGCTAACGGCTCTCATCTTCGGTCTACCCCTTCGAAGTGTACGGTACCCACTGATGCGCCCATGGTTTCATGCACATGACCCGCGTCGTGATGATGCCGTCTCGTTGAATATCTTCGACTTCGATATGCGTGTGGTGCCCCGGCACATGCCGGGTGTCGGGTAAATTGAAAGTCTGCGCATCGGCGTCGTAGCCGTAGTCTTTGCCGATTACGCTGTACACTTTCGCGTCGTTCGCAATCGAAAGGGCGCGGCCGTCCAGCGGATATAGCACGGCGTTGGCGTACCTCGTGATGTTTCCGACGCGGCCCTCCGCCCTGTTGGCGGCCGCCACAATGTATGGCTCCCACTTTAGCGCCATGCCTCCCTTGAATTCCTCATATTGCACCTTGTCTCTCAGATCGGGGAGCTGGAAGGTCAACCCTCCAGCGCAGGCGGTGCCCCCCAGCGCAATGAACAATTCAGGGTACTCATAGATGTCCCGCTCGCTGCCATCGCAAGGGAGCATCTTCCCCCTTGAAGCCTCCTCAGTGTGCGCCGCGGCAAGCAGCGGCACCATAGCAGCGGCTGATGAAAGCAAAAACGCGCGCCTATTCATCTTCGGTCTTTCCCTTCGTCGCCTGCAGCAGGATGGTTTTCAACTGATCCCTCTGTTCGGGGTCGAGCGCCAGCACGTCGATCCGCGTCGCCTGCATCTCGATGGCGCCGCCGTCCTTGCCGGTCACCTCGGTGATGACCTTGTCGCCGTAGACCCGTGGCAGCACCTTGCCGAGGAGCCACTTGCGCGTGTCGATGCGCAGCCGCGACCGCATGATGTGCTCCATGTCGGGCACCAGCTTGCCCTCCTCGTTCACCACGAAGTCGCCGCGCCTGTCGCGCGCGATCTCGTCGAGGTCGTCGGCCCAGCCGAGGGCCATGAGGTGCCGGGCACGTGCGTAGGCGTCAGCGAAACCTTGATGATTGTCAAGCACCCAAGTGTAGACCGTCTGCCTCGCGATCCCGATGTCCTTGCACACGTTCTTCAGCGTTTCCCCTTCCGCGAGGCGCCTGCAGATGTCGGCCGCAACTTCAGCCGAGTACGTGTCTTCCGGGCGCCCATTGCGGCCGCGCTTCCGAAGCCCTTGATCACGAGGAAACCCCAGAGGCCGAGCCACACCGGCCACATCAGCGGCAGGAACAGGATCAGCCCCAGCGTCGGCAGAGCGAGCATTACGGCGAGCCATCGCCAGATCACGCCTTCGCCTTGAGCAGCTCAAGCATGGCGACGACCGAACGCGGGACGGGCGTCTCGCCGGCAAGCCACCGATACACCGTGCGGCCGCTGACGCCCGCAAGGATTGCCAGCTCGCTGTTGAGGATGTCCATCTCGTCCAGCAATCGGTTGAGGTACCGCGGGGAGAGGTCGGTTGCGATCTCAGTCATGCTGACACTCTACGCCAAAACGACAAAGAGGGCCAGCCCTTCGGCTGGCCCTCTTCATCGGCGGCAATTTCCTAGGCTGCGAGGCGCTGGTTGGCACGGGCCGCGACCGTGATGCGGGTCGCGGTCGAGGTCTTGGTCGCCTCGGCGAGCTGGGCCTCGGTCAGGTACGTCTTGACCGTCGCGGTGTCGAGGCGGCTGGTCTCGTAGGTCGAGATCTTGAGAGCGAACTTGTCGCCCGCGATCTCGGTCGCGCCGAGGGCGAGGAGCTTCGCCTTGAGGTCGTCCACGGTCTTCTGCAGCGCCTTGAGCTGGGCGGTCGCGACGGCGTACTGGTCTACAAACTTGCTGGTTGTCATGATCTATCTCCTATTCGATGAACCCTTATACGGCCAACTTATCCACATGTCAAACTGTCAATCGGCTTCTCTTCCTCGACGGGTATCGGACGATCACCCCGTCGAACGGCACGTGGCGGTAGGTTCGCCGCCATTTCATGCTGGACACTACGTGCTTCCACGTGCCGTGCGCGGCTGCGATTGTGCCGTAGGGCCGCGCGTCGGCCAAGATCGCGCGCACCTCGTCGTCACTGAAGACCCTGCGTTTCATGACGCCCCTCTCTGCAGCAATGCCGTCAGCTCGACCTTGTGCCGCTCCTTCATCGCCCGCACTTCAGCCCGCAAGGTTTCGAACGCCGACTGCGGCGCTACCAAATTGCGGGTGGCGTGCTCATGCGTGATCCGCTGCTTGATCTGGCGGACCACGTTCAGGCTGACACCGTGCCGGAGAGCGATCTCCCGTGCCGGCGAGGGGTCGAGGAAGATCTCCCTCACTGTTGCAGCGTCGGCTCCACCGCCGCGAGCGCCGCGGGGGACCTCCCCCTCATACGGAACGTGCGCGTACAGGCGCCGGGTCTTGATCTGGGCGACCATCTGGTACGAAACCCCGTACTCCTTGGCGATCACATCGTAAGCCCGGGCGTCGGCCAGCAGCGCCTGCACGACTTCGGGCGGCATCTTCTGCCGGCGCAGGGCCGCGATATCGCCGGCCTCCATGACTTCCCGCGCGCCGGGGGTGCGGGCAATGATCCAAGGGTGCATGTTACTTCATCCTCCACGCAGAAAGAGACGGACGGACTGACCAGACTGGTTTTCATCAACATTCAGTCAATAAACCAAACGATAATAACGACAAGAGCAGGCGGCGGCTATACGCGTATTATATTATTTAATTTCTTCTCACGTTATTTACAGAGTTGAGTTAGACCGGAAGCCCCGGCACCCGGAAAACGCCGGTTTCATTGGGTTTCTCTATAGGGGTCACAATTCCAGACTGTCGGTCTGCACCCCGGCGTGCTTGACAAATTGTCAAACCCCGGGGTAAAACCGTCTCCTCAGACAGGAGCCCGCCATGAACATCGAAGCCCTTCTCTCCGCCGACGTCATCTACAACGCCGACTACGCCGCGGCGAAGACCGCTCTGAACCGGACCCTTGAGAAGGCCAAGGACGCCGCCTCGGCCGTCTACCTCGCCATCCCCTACGAGGACCGCTGCACCGACGAGCTGTCGGCGCAGTACTACGGCACGATCTACCCGCACACCCTCCCGGGCTGGCTCAAGAAGCTGCCCAAGACGGCCAGCCCGACGCACGCCGCGGCCCTCGAAGCCTACCGGGCCTTCGAAGCCCTCGCCCCGATCTGCGCCAAGTTCGTCGCCGCCAAGGCCCGCGTCGTGAAGGCCCGCAAACCCTCCACGGAACCACGCAAGACCCCGGCGCGCACCCTCGACAACACCGGCACCTGCGCCTGCTGCGGCCAGAACGTGAAGCTCGCCGGCGGCACCATCGTCCCCCACGGCTACACGATCCGCTGGGGATTTCAGTTGGGTTCCTGCTTCGGCGTCGGCTTCCGCCCCATCGAGGTCTCGGACGAGGGCCTGCGGGCCGCCCTGAAGGGCTTCGAGAGCCAGCTGGGCAAGGCCCGCCTCGCGCTGGAGTACGGTGCCCTGACGCGCCGCGAGCGGGCCGAGCTGGAGGCCCGCGTCAGCGGCTCGAAGGCGGCCATCGCCCACTACACGGCGGCGATCCGCGACTGGGCCCCCCGCCCCCTCCCCTCCGAAAAGAGGGGTTGACACCCCTTCCCCACCTGCCCCATAGTCGGGACATCGAATAGGAGATAGCATCATGGCCACCAAGTTCTCACTCACCGCCTACTGCCCCTTCGGCCTCGGCGAGATCGAAGTCGACATCGTCTACACCTACACGCCCGGGCGCCCGGCGCGGGGGCCCAGCTACGCCAGCGGCGGCGAGCCCGCGGACCCGCCCGAGGTCGAGTTCGTCTCAGCGACGCTGCCCAAGGACAAGCTTGGCGACCACCACCAGCTGATGCTGAACGAGTGGGCCGAGGAGTGGCTTGCCGACGAAGGCTTCGACGACGCCGTCGACAACGCAGAGGAGGCATAGATGCGCGTACAGATCCCCGCCTACACCGACCGCTGGATGCGCGGCGACCGCTTCGAGCCAGATCACATCATCCAAGGAGCCTAGAGACATGAGCGAGTTACTGCCTTGCCCGTTTTGTGGGGCCGCCATGGTCGAGCTTGAGCGCGGGAATTATGCCGAGCATCCATGGTCGGAAGCGGACGGATTTTGCCATATGCGCGGCTTTTCTGTTCACAGGTCGCGCTATGACTGGTGGAACCGCCGCTCTCCCTCCCGCCAATCAATTCTGGAGGAGGCGGTGAAGGTAGCGGATATCTACAGCCGGTTCGGGTGGGCAACGGCGGGCGACGTTGCTCGCGCCATCCGTTTCCTCTCCCCTGACGGGAAAGCGCCAGCCAAGGAGGGGGATGCGGGATGAGCGACATGGACGCGGCGGGCAGGGCCTTCGCCAAAAGAGCCGCCGCCCTTTCTAAAGCCGCTTGACGGTGCCCCCTGAGTGCCCCATAATCAGGACATCGCATAGGAGATCGACATGAGCACTTTCAATGACCGCCTCGACGACGCCGTCGACAACGCAGAGGAGGCCTATATCATGGTTATCTACACGATCCTCTGGAGCCGCGGCGGCAGCCACGACGGTGTGGACTGGGACGACGAGCAGACGGTCACGTTTGACGCCGGCCTGAAGGTCACCGCGATCCACCCCGGCGCCGGCAATCACGGCGTGTTTAGCGACATCGCCGACCGCATGTTGATGGGTGAGGCGCAGGACTGGATCGAAAACGAGGGCTACGACGAGGCCGTGAAACTACTGGCTGCCTAGTGAAAGAGGTTCTGAGATGCCCAAGCTCACCCCCGAACAGCAGCGGCGGCAGATGGAGGGCCTCCGCCGCTGGCACGCCTCCCGCAGCGAGGAGGAGAAGCGGATCACCGCGATCAAGGGGCGCCTGACGCGCCAGAAGAACAGCGGCTACACGCCCCCCGGCCGCCTGACCGCCCGCAGCTGGGAATATGGCGACGACGAAGATATCCTCTAGACATCCCCAGCGAACTGCCCCATACTCAGGACATCGAATAGGAGATAGCGATGATCATCGAAACGTCCGACAACCGCCTCTTCCTCGTCGTCGACTTCGCGACCCCCGGCCTTGCGCACGTCTGGTGCGGGCACCCCGTCCGCCGCCTGAAGGCGGGCTACAAGGTCACCAAGCACCGCGTCGCGGCGATGGTCCGCAAGGCGGGCAGCAAGGTCGTCGACCGCGCCCCCACCGTCATCGAATAGGAGATAGCATCATGGCTCAGATCAAGACCCGCCGCGTCACTTGGAGTTCCATCGTCGGCGCCGCCGCCTTCCGCGAGGGCGTCGAGGACTATCAGGCGGGGCGCGCGCCCAACTACGACAGGCCCAAGGGCAACTGGCAGTACGAGCGCGGGCGCCGGTGCGGGCAAGGCCCCGCAGCCCAACCGCCGCGGCCGCAGCGTTAGCCGGATCGCGATCCACGACTTCGCCCAGCAGTACGGCCCCAACGGCATCCTCTAAGGAGATAGCATCATGATCGACCTCATCATCGCCGTCGACTGCGAGGCCAAGTACCGCCGCTGGATAGCGGCGGACATCTCTGCCCACACGCTCGACGATCTGGCGCCCCTCAGCACACGCCGGGTGTTCACCCAGCTCTATCGAGCGTTCGCGAGCAAGGAGCTGTTCGCGTACGAGGCCGCCGCCTACGAGAGGAGCCTGTGATGAACTACGCAAAAATCTGGGCCGAGGCGTGGATGGCCGGCGTCATGGCCGGCATCGCCTGCCGCACCCACCCCATGACCGTGCTGCAGGACGGCAAGGTCATCGAGGTTGTCGACGACGGCCCCTGCGGCTTCGCTTGGATCAAGATCCGGCCGGCCAATGGCAAGATGGCACGCTGGCTCAAAACGCAGGGCAAGGGCCACAAGGGCTACAACGGCGGCTGGGACGTCAGCGTCCACGACTTCGGGCAGAGCTTGGAGCGCAAGAGCGCCGCGGCGCAAGCCACGGCCATGATCCTGCGCAAGCACGGCATCGACGCAACCTCATACAGCAGGATCGACTGAACCATGCTGACCATCCACGACTGCACCTTTCAGGTGAGCTGGAGCGGCTGGGGCCCCTCCACGGTTCACGCCGAGCGCGTCGCGCTGGGCGTCATGCTCGACCTGCTGGAAATGAGCCCCGACAGCGTCCGGCGCATTGCCCGGTCGCCTGCCGAGTTGGAGCTGACGGCGCGCGTCGCGCGGGCGCGCGTCGCGTCCATCATCGCGCACAGGGGCCGTGCCGTGCCTCTGAAGGCCGCCATCGTTCTGGAGGCCCTGTGACCACCGTCCCGGCCCCCGGCGCGCCCCGCAGGCTCGCCCGCCTCGGGTACCTGCTGCACGGCGCGCAGCACGTCGACTACCTCGCGCGCCTGCTCGGGGTAGACCGCAAGACCGTGTACCGCTGGCGTCGCGGCACGACGCCCGTCCCCGACTACGTCTGGGAGCCGCTCAAGGTCGCGCTGCTGAAGCGCCGCAACGACATCGAAACCGCATTGAAAGGGCTTGACTGATGGTTAGTGAAGAGACGGCCAAGCGTATCGCCGCCGCGCTGGAGCGGTTGGCGACGGTCTACGAGCAGGAGACGAAGGCCTACGAGCAGGAGGCCCACGACTATGCGGACGGCACGGGGAAGAGCGCGTGGGTGTCGCAGGCCATGTGCTTCCGCTGCTACCCGCCACATCCGATGGACTGGCACAACCCCTGTGAGAAGTACCGATGAAGCCCCTCACGGATCCTGCCCTGCCTCTGGGCGAGCGCTTGCGCAGGCTCGCGGCGGCGCAAGGCAAGAAGCCGAAGGACATCGCCGCCGAGCTGAACGTGTCGGTGCAGCACATCAGCCGCCTCTACACCGGCAAGAAGACCATGCGCCCGATGATGCTCGACGGCTTCATCATGGCGCTGGACCTTGAGTACATGGCCCCGGCACTGCACGCCGCCGCCGCGCGCGAGTACGGGTTTCGGTTGTGAACCGCTACATCCTCGCCCTGATTGTCTTCGGCTTCGTGCTGCTCTGCTGGGGCGTCGCGAAGGCCGACTGGCAGGTGCAGGAGTGGGACGGCACGGCGTGGGTGCCGGCCGTCACGCCCAAGGGCCGCGCGGCCGCGGCCAACATCGAGAAGACGGCCTGCGAGCTGGATCTCGCAAGCCTCTCGACGGTCAAGCCGTCGGGCGCTAAACTGCGATGCTCGAAAATAAAATAGGAGAATAGAATGGAAAACGACGTTCGGCTGGTCATTCGCGCCAAGAACAACCTGCTGCTGACCCGCATCGAAGAGCAGGGTTTTCCGACCGCCGCGGCGTTCTGCCGTCGCGCGAACGTAACGTATCAGACGCTCAACGAATTCACATGCATGCGCCTCAGCCCGCGCATGAAAAACGGCGAGTGGCGCAAGTCTGCTCTCGACATAGCAGAGGCGCTGGGCACGCCCCCGGAAGACTTGTGGTCAACCGAACAGCAGGAGCTGACGGACCCCGTGAAGCCCGCTGAAGTCGTGATGTCGATGGCCGAGTACGGCCGCCGGCTGGCCGCCAGCAACCCCGAGCGCCAGATCGAGGCACGGCAGTACAGGGAATTGATTGCAAGTGCCGTCGACACGCTCAAGCCCCTCGAACGCCAGATCGTGCGCCGCCGGTTTGGCCTTGAGACAGGAGAGGCGGAGACTTATCGCGCCATTGGTAGAGACTTCGGCGTTACCGGGGCTCGCGTGCAGGAAATTGAACGCCGCGCTATCCGACGGATGCAGGGTCGCCTGCGCGAGGTAGGCATCACCAAGGCGAACGTGGAAGACGTCGAGGAGACGCTCGTCACCGAGTGAACACCGCGTCCTGCACTTCGGCCTTGAACGTCAGGCGCGGGTAGACGGTATCCTCCTCGACAGTCAAGCCGTCGGGGACTCGCCTGCGGTGCGCCAAAACGAAGTGAGGAATACGTCATGGCATTGCATGAACAGCCTGTGGGGGCCACTGACGAGTGGTATACACCGCCGCATGTTTTCGCCGCGATGGGTGAGACATTCGACGTCGACGTCGCGTCCCCCGGTCCTGAGATCGTGCCGTGGATACCGGCGCAGTCCTGTATAACAGCGCGAAGTTTGACCGAGACATGGGCCGGGTTTGTGTGGATGAACCCTCCGTTTGGCGGCCGTAATGGGCTGGTGCCGTGGCTCGATAAATTCGTGAAACATGGCAACGGCGTGTGCCTTGTACCGGATAGAACTTCAGCACCATGGTGGCAGCAGTGGGCTCCTGTTATGGGCGCGGTTCTGTTTGTCAGCCCGAAGCTGAAGTTCATTTCCGCCAAAGGTATCGCGGGTAAAAGCCCTGCGCAGGGAACGTGCCTCGGCGGAATAGGCCCTCGGGGTGTTGCTGCTGTGACGCGCGCAGCCGCTACTCTCGGGGTGTTGATGACCCCTCAAACACCGCGTCCTGCACCTCGGCCTTGAACGTCAGGCGCGGGTAGACGGTATCCTCCTCGACAGTGTCGACGGCGACGGTCGCGTAACTGATCGTCTCCGGTGCCCTCTGACCCTCGCGCGCGAGGCGCATGACGGTCTGGTCCGCGTGGTCCAAACTCCACGGCAGCGAACACCAGCAGATGATGTGACCCCCGAACTGCAGGTTCAGCCCGTGGCTGAACGCGGCCGGGTGCGCGATCAGCACGCGCAGGCGTCCTGCGTTCCAATCCTCGACGGCCGCAGCAGCGGCCTTGCGCTTCGTGCCGCTGCCCAGCACCGGCGCGCCGGGGTACCGGCGCTTCAGTTCGTCGAGCTGCTCGCGGTAGTCGTAGACGAGCAAGACAGGCGACGTCTGCGCGTCGACGACGTTGCAGATCGCGTCGACGCGGAACATGTCAAGGCGCTGCCCTTCACCCGTCTCGTCGTAGATGAACCCGGCGCAGACCTGCCGCATCTTGTTGACGACCTGCGCCCGGCCGCCGGGCATCATGACGTCGCCCTCGATGTTGGCGACGCTCGTCTTGTCGAGTTCTTCGTAGACGCGCCGAATGTCGAGGGGCAGCTCAACCGGCACCTTGACGTGACGCACGGGCGGCGGAGCCCAGTTCTCAGGCGACAGGATGAACGTCATGTCGGAGATCGCGGCGAGTGTCTTTTCAAGCGTGCCCTTGCGGCACTTCCAGACGTTCTCCGTCTGCTCCCACATGTTCGCCGCGCGCCACTTGACCCAGTCGCGGCCGAGCCTGCGGCCGTGGTCGATGATGCGCGTCTGGGCGAACAGATCTTCGGGGCCGTTGGGTACAGGCGACCCGGTGAGGCCGATGCGGACTTTCATGTGCGTCGTGTGCTTCAGCGTCGGCCGCCACTTCGCCGACGTGGGCCCCTTGAACTTCGACAGCTCGTCGATCACGAAGCAGTCGAACTCGCCGCCGCGCTGTTCGAGAAAGTCGACGAGGTTCTCGTGGTTCACGACGACGATGTCGCCGCCGACCGCCGCGCGTTCCTTCGGCGTGCCCGTGGCGACGCCGATCTTGAGGTGCCGCAAGTGTTCCCACTTCTGGCCTTCCTGCTGCCAGACCAGCTCCGCGACACGCAGCGGCGCCGTCACCAGCACGCGCCGCACGACGCCGTCGCGCAGCATCTCGCTCAACGCCGTCAACGTCACGACCGTCTTTCCGGCACCGGGGCGAGCAAAAACAAGGCTCTCGTTGCGTTCGTAAATGTGGGTGATTGCCTGCTCTTGGACAGGCCGCAGCTTCACGGACATAGGGCCTCGAAATCCGATACGTTGTCGATGACGTGAACTTCAAATCCTAGCCCACGCAGCTTCGCGTGCCAAGCCGCCTGCAGCGGCGTCGGTTTCTTGCCGGGTGCCTTGAATTCGATGAACGTAACGCGGCCGGGGGACAGCATGAGACGGTCTGGGACACCCGGATACCCGGCCACGACGAGCTTCCAGAACACATGCCCACGGGCTTTGGCGATCTTCCGGCACTTCGCTTCTATGTGCTTTTCCATGCTTTAACGTATCAGGCTTGACGACAGCTTGTCACCGGGCGTAGCTTCCCGCCAACAAACAGGAGACAGGATTGCAACACGCACCATTCGGATCGTCGACCGCCGAGCGCGTCATCAACTGCCCCGGCTCAGTCGCCCTCAACGCTAAATCTCCTGAACAGCCCCCGAGCGAGTACGCCAACAAAGGCAGCGCGCAGCACGCCCTGATCGAGCACCTGCTCCTTGAAGGAGGCAAGCCCGACGAATACGTCGGCGCCGTGTTCGCCGGCGTCGAGATTGACGCGGAGCTGGCTGAAGGCGTGCGCGTTGCTTTCGACGCAGCCGAGGCATTGCTGGCTGATTACAGCGGCGACCAGCTCGTTGAGCAGCGGCTTGTCATCGCCGAGAACGAAATCTTCGGCACCGGCGACGTCATCGGCATTTCCGAGGATGGCACGCGGGCTCTGATCGCAGACCACAAGTTTGGCTACGTCGAAGTCTCCCCCGACAGCCTGCAGCTGAAGTTCCTCGCCGCCGCTCTGCTTGCGGACCCTGCGTTTGGTGCCATCTCGAAGGACATCGAAGAGTTCGAGTTGGCAATCATCCAGCCCGCCTTCGATCCTCCCGTGACGAAGTCAACGATAACGCGCGCCGAGGCCGAGGTCTTCCTGCGGACCATCAAGCTGGCGCACTCAGCCAGCAAGGCTCCTGCTGCCGACGTGCGGATTGGCGACTGGTGCAAATGGTGCCGCGCCAAGGCGATCTGCCCCGCGCAGCGTCAGATGTTCGCGGACCTGATCGACGTGAAGATCCACCCCGACTGGTCGCCGCAGGAGCTGGGCGATATCCTGCTCAAGGCCAAGGAAGTCGAGAAGCTGATCGAGCACGTGCAGGACCGTGTGAAGCACGAGCTGGCCAACGGCCGCACCGTGCCGGGCTGGCGGCTCAAGGCGGGCTCGACGCGCCTCGCGTGGGCGCAGGCCGCGAAGGACACGATTGCCGCGCTGCGCGGCCTCGGCCTCAAGGGCGACAAGGCCATTCAACCGATTACCCCGGCAGTCGCCAAGAAGGCGCTGGGAGAACTTCCCGACGATCTCGTCGTGAAGACCACGAGCGCGCCGTCGCTCGCTCGTGACACCGACGCCGCAGACGCTGTCCTGCCGGTGGCGGCCTTTGCAAAGGCAGCAGCACTGTTGAAAGGAAACAGGTAACATGAGCAATCAACTGAGCCTCTTCTCGAAGGGCGGCCTCCCGCCTGCCGACGTCAACGCCTTCAAGCAGTCGCTGAAGGCGATGTCCTCGGCGGCGAAGTCGTCGCTGGGCGGCCTCCCGTTCCTGCGCATGGGCAAGGACGGCGAGTGGGTCTACGGGGCCGACAACACCGAGGTCGAGGAGAACAGTCTCTGGGCCGTGAACCCGTTCTCGATGTCGCTCGGCTTCATCGCGTGGGGCACCGGCGGGCAGGAAGGCACCGTCCTCGGCGAGCAGATGGCCCGCGTCGGCGAGGTGCCGGTGCAGCGGGGCAACCTGCAGGATGTCGGAGCCGAGTGGACGCCGTGCTGCTCGTTCGAGATGGTCTGCCTCAACGGCGAGGATAAGGGGACGCACGTCCTCTACAAGACCAACTCGGTCGGCGGCCGCCGCGCGTTCGCCGACATGATGCAGCTGATCGCGGCCGCGATGGACGACGCCGAGGGCAAGTGCGTTCCCATCCTGAACCTCGACTGTGACAGCTACCCGCACAAGAAGTACGGCAAGATCTACACGCCGATCTTCGACATCAAGAAGTGGGTCATGCCGGACGCGCAGGAGCTTGGGGGCGCGCCCGTCGAGGTGGAGCCGTCGAAGGTGGAGGCTAAGGCCTCGACGCAGCCTGCCGAGGAGGGCACGGTTCGTCGTCGTCGTCGCTGAAGCCTGACTGGGGGCGGCCGCAAGCCGCCCCCATTTCTTTGGAGAATAGAATGGCATTGATCCTGTCCCTTGATTACGAGACTTCCGCGCGCCTCAACCTGACTGAGGTCGGCGCCTACCGCTACGCCCAGAGCGCCAAGATCATGTGCGCCGGCTACGCGATCTACGAAGAGAACACGTTCGAGCCCGCGATGGTGAAAGTGTGGCGCGCTTGGAAGGGCGAGCCGATGCCGGCTGACCTGCTCGCGGCGCTGTCCGACGAGCGCGTCAGGAAGTTCGCGTGGAACGCCCAGTTCGAGCGCCTGATCACGCTGCACGCCGCGGGCCTCGCGGTGCCGCAGGAGCAGTGGTTCTGCACCGCCGCCCGCGCCCGCGCCTCAGCCTACCCCGGCAAGCTCGACCTGTGCGCGAAGGCGTTGGCGATCCCGCAGAAGAAGGATCTGGCGGGCGGCAAGCTGATGAAGAAGCTGTCGACCGAGGGCACCGGCACCGAGGAGGAGTACGAGCGCGTCCTCGAATACTGCCTGCAGGATGTCGTCGTCGAGGCGACCATCGGCATGGTCGTCCGCGACCTGACTGCCGAGGAGTGGAAGGATTACCACGTCTGCGAGCGCATGAACGACAGGGGCATTCCCATCGACGTCGAGCTGGCGCGCGCCGCGCAGAAGTACGCCGAGGTCGAGGCCGCCGAAATCGCCAAGGAGCTGGCGGCTGCGACGAACGGCGAAATCACCAGCGCCAAGCAATTCGCCCGCATCAAGAAGTGGGTCGCCGTGAGGGCTCCCGAGATTGAGGAGCAGTTCACCGACGAGGAGACGGGCAAGTTCTCGCTCGACAGGTCGGCTCGCACGGCCATCTTCGAGAGCGACCTGCAGATCAGTGAAGAGGTCCGCGAGGTTCTGGAGCTGATCGACGACGCCGGGCGCGCGAGCACGGCCAAGTACGCCGCCATCGAGAACCGCACCGACACCGACGGCCGGTTGCGCGGCGCGTACCTGTTCAACGGTGCGGGGCAGACTGGCAGATACTCCGCCATGGGACTTCAGCCGCATAATCTGGTGCGCGACAAGCTCGACAACAGCGGCGACGTGATCGAGGCCGTGCTCGACGGGGCCTCTGCCGACGAGGTCACGACGCTCTCCGGGCAGAACATGCTGACGACGCTGGCGCGCATGCTGCGCCCGACCATCGTCGCGGAGAACGGCAACGCGCTGGTCTGGGCCGACTACTCGGCCGTCGAGGCGCGCGCCCTGCCGTGGCTCTCGGGGACGCCGGACGCGGAACCCTTGCTCGACCTCTTCCGCAAGAACGAGGACGTCTACAAGCACGCGGCGTCGGGCATCTACGGCGTGCCCGCCGACAAGGTAGACAAGGCGCAGAGGCAAATCGGAAAAATTTCTACCCTCGCTCTAGGATTCGGCGGGGGAGCAAACGCTTTCCGCAAGATGGCGCGGGCCTACGGCCTGAAGATCACCGACACCGCCGCAGAAGAAATCAAGGTCGCGTGGCGTCTGGCGAACCCGTGGGCGCGGACTTTCTGGGCCGAGCTGGAGGGTGCCGCGATCCGCGCCGCGCGCCACCCCGGCGTCGTCGCAGAGGCGGGGCGCATCAAGTACCTGATGCACGGTGACATGCTCTACGCTCTGCTGCCCTGCGGGCGCCTGATTGCCTACCCGGAAGCCGAGGTGGTGATGGTCGACGGCCAGAGGGGGCCGCAGCCGCGCCTGTCGGCGCTGAAAGCCTCAATGCACCCCAAGAAGGGTGAGACGGCGTGGCCCCGCGTGACCCTCTATGGTGGTTTGCTGGCCGAGAACTGCCTCGCCGGTGATACGGAAGTGCTGACGATCCACGGATGGCTCCCTCTGACCGCCGTGGGGGGTCTGCCTGTCTGGGACGGCGAGGAGTTTGTGCTCCACGACGGTCTGGTGGCTAAAGGTTCGCGGCCTGTCGGCGCGCTGGACGGCGTCCGCATGACCGCCGATCATAGCGTATTGACACAGGAAGGATGGAAGAATGCCTCGGCCCTTGAAGGACATATCCGGGCAGCAGTTCGGCTTCCTTACGACAATGAAGTGTGCAGGCTCGCGCAACGGGAAGCGCCTGTGGCTGACGCGCTGCATCTGCGGGGCCGAGAAAATTCTTGTTGGCGCCGAACTTACGAAAGGGCGCGTGCGTTCTTGCGGCTGCAAGAAGGGGGAGTTGCTTGGCGAGGCGCGGCGTACGCACGGCATGTCGCTGCATCCTGCTTTCGCAGTCTGGAGTTCTATGCTGGCGCGGTGTCAGCAGCCTTCTCACCGGGTGTGGCAAAATTACGGAGGGCGCGGCATCACTGTGTGCCCTCAATGGCAAAAGTTCGAGACGTTCTGGGCCGACATGGGGCCGACGTATCAAAGCGGGTTGTCGCTGGAGCGGGTAGACAACGCGCAGGGGTATGGGCCAGCGAATTGCCGCTGGGCTACGCGAGCGGAGCAGGCGCGGAACACCCGGCGCTCCCGGTTCATCGACACGCCTTGGGGGCGCATGACAGTGGCGGGCGCAGCGGAACGGTCGGGCATCGGGGTGACGACGTTGCTGTACCGTTTGGGGCGTGGGAACCCGCTGTTCACGAAGCCGTCTACGACATTCTGAATTGCGGCCCTCGACAGAGGTTTGTTGTGCGCGGCCATTCAGGGCCCTTCATCGTACACAACTGCACGCAGGCATTCTGCGCCTCGCTGCTGCGCGCCGCCGTGCGCCGCCTCGACGAGGCCGGGTGGCCCGTCGTCATGCACACGCACGACGAGGTGCTCGTCGAGGTGCATGAAGGCGAGATCGACGACGCCAAGGCGGCGCTGCAGGAGGCGATGCTGACGAACGAGTGGCCTGATTTGCCGCTTGCCGCTGAACCGGAGTACGGCTACAGCTACGACAAGTAGAGGTCGATATGGAATTGGATAATTTTATCGAGCACGTCTTCGGTGACGTGCCCGACGACGAAATCGTCGGCATCGTCCAGCGCGGCAAGGATAACCGTGGCTGGCTGACGACACCCTACAAGCAGGGCCGCACGAAGCTGCGCCCCGACGCCGCGAGCTACTACTGCATCTCGACCCTGAAGAGGCCGCCCGCGGGCGAGCCGCTGCGGCGGCTGATGCCGAACATGGCCCGGTGCCGCGTCATCGTCCTCGACGACATTGGGACCAAGATTGATGCCGAGAAGTTCAAGGGAAAGGCCGGGCCGCACTACGTGATGGAGACGTCGGCGGGCAACTTCCAGTACGGCCTGCTCTTCAACGGGACGGTGGAAGAGGCGCAGGTGCTGATCGAGGCCCTGATCGAGGCCGGCTACAGTGACCCCGGCGCGCGCGACGTTCACCGCCTTGTGCGCCTCCCCGGCTCCCTGAACTACAAGAGCAACCCGCCCTTCGTCGCGCGTCTCGTCGAAGAGGACTGGGAGCAGCCCGCGTGGACGTTCAAGGAGCTGTGCGAGGAGTTTGGCTTGACACCGCGCGAGCCGACGAGCCTGCGCTCGACCAAGCGCGCATGGAGCGGCGACACGGGCGGTGACGTGATCCTGAAGTGGATCACCGAGAAGGGTATGGCCCTCTCGGAGCCCAACTCCGACGGCTGGATGTTCATCGAGTGCCCGTGGGCCGACGAGCACAGCGACGGCCGGCGCGACGCCAAGTGGCAGGTCGGCAACGGCACGACGGGCGCCTACCACTGCTTCCACGGATCCTGCCAGCACCGGACGCAGGGCGACTTCCTGCTCTGGTGTGAGGCGAACGGCGCCCCCGACTTCGAGGCCGAAGCCGTCGCGCAGATCACTACCATCGGCCAGAAGCTGGCGACGATACCGCGGGGTGCCTTTGCGCTGCCGGGCCCTTTAAATCCCCCGCCGAGGGGGGCCGCTGCGGGGGATATCCTTACTGGGCTCGTGCTGACGTATGCCGGGAGAGTGAAGAAAGAGCAGCTGCCGTCGCTCGAAGTGACGGCAAGGGCCGGCGTCCCAAAGGACATACAGAAAGTCACCATCGAAAACGTGCAGCATGTCGTCGCGGAATGCGGCTTCTCCGTTCTAAGAAATCACATGACCGGCGAAGTCGAACTGTCCCATGCGGACGAAGCCTTCAATGCGATTGAAAACCCCTCGGAGCGCGCCCTGATGACCCGTGAATTCCTGATATCCCTCGCCAATCGTGCAGGCATCTCGCTGCGCGCCACGCTCGACGAGCTGCTGACCACACTGTCGTCGAACAACGGGTACCACCCCGTGTTCGACTGGATTACCTCGAAGCCTTGGGACGGCGTCGACCGCTTCCGCGCGCTGGCCGACACGGTCGATGCGAAGAACCCGCAGTGGCGCGACATCGTCATCTTCCGCGCGTCCATTCAGGCCATTGTGGCGTGGACCAACTGGGAGCGGGAGACGCCTGTCAGCGTTCCCCATGTGGTGGTTTTCGTCGGCCCGCAGGGCTGCGGCAAGTCATCGTGGATCGGCTCGCTGCTGCCCGCGGCGTGGCGCCTGCTGGAGCAGAGCGCGAACCTCGGGCACGCCAGCAGCAAGGACGACGAGCGCAGGCTGACAAGCTCCCCGCTCGTCGAGATGGCCGAGCTGGAGGCCATCATCAGCCGCATCGAGGCGGGGCACCTGAAGAGCTTCCTCTCGCGCCCCGTCGACAAGATCCGCCTCCCCTACGACCGGCTCATCACCACGCGCCCCCGCGTGACCTCGTTCTGGGCCAGCGTGAACGACGGACAGTTCCTCAACGACCCGACGGGCGCACGGCGCTTTTGGCCTGTCGAGGTCACGCGCTGCAACGCTTTCCACGGCATCGACATGCAGCAGTACTGGGCCCAGATGCTCCACTACTTCCGGCAGGGCGAGGGCTGGAACCTGACGCGCGAGGAGATACAGCTCCACAGCGCCATCGTCGAGGAACACCGCGTCGAGAGCCCCGCCGAGGGCCGCCTGCAGGAGCTGTACGCGCGCAAGAAGCACGTCGCGGCGAAGGACTGGACCTTTGCCACGGCGAGCGACATCGGGCGGTACTACGGGCTGCCGGACAACTACGGGACATCGCGCGCCGTCGGCAGCGTGTTGCGCAAGATGTTCGGCGAGAGGATCAGCAACAACGAACGGAAAGGATGGAAAGTGCCGATAAAGCAGACTGAACTGAGGGCGGGTTTCTCCGCCTACATTCCCCCGGAGGACGTGTCGTGAAGCTGTTGATCCACATGAACATGCCCTCGGGCAAGAACGACGGGACGCATCAGGTCATTCTGGACGTGCCCGACATGAAGACCCTGAACGATGTGTCGTACCTGATCGGGCAGGGCTACTTGCTCGGCGATCATCTCGTCTACGAGCGCGCCGACAACAACACGCGCACGTGGGCCAGCCGCGGGCCTTTGGTCGTCAACTGGGAGCACATTGGCAAGATCGCCGAATACTATGAGGGAAAGTCATGAAGCACACTGACATCATCACCGAGTCGATGACGCTCTTGGCACCGCGTGGCGCCGTCTACGGCTCCGTGAAGGAGAACCACGAACGCATCGCGCGCATCGCCACCGAGCTGTCCGGCAAGGACTTGAAGGCAGTCGACGTCGCCATGGTGCTGGTCGCCGTGAAGCTTTCGCGGATCGCGCAGTCGCCCGACCACGTCGACAGCTACGTCGACGCCATCAACTACTTGGCCTTCGCTGGGGAGTTCGCGACCGATGCCAGCGAAGAGAGGTGAAGACAGCCCGACAGCGAAATTGACAGAGAAGGAGGTGTACGCGATCCGGCGCGATACCCGGCAGGACAAGCTCGTCGCCTATGACTATGGGATATCGCAGATGCACGTCTGGCGTATCCGGCACCGGATAAAGTGGAAACATTTGAAAGAGGAGAATGAAAATGACACACGTAGTAGCGACTGAAGTTGTGACGCCCGAGATGGCCCGCCGCTGGCTGGACCCGGAGATCAACAAGACCAACCGCAGGCTGAAGCCCGTGGTCGTGCGGAAGTACATCTCCGACATGAGCGAATCCCACTGGGTCTTCAACGGGGATTCTCTCAAGTTCGACACCAACGGCAAGCTGCTCGACGGTCAGCATCGGCTGCACGCAGTCGTCGCCATGGGGCGCCCGGCGGAATTTTTGGTTGTGCGCAACCTGCACCCCGACGCCTACCTGACGATTGACATCGGCGCCCGCCGCACGATGGGCGACATGATGCAGCGTATCGGCAGCAAGCAGTCCTCTGCCGCCGGCGCGGCCGCCAAGGTGCTGTACTGGTTCGAGACCGGGCAGACGATGGATTTTAACGCCACCTACTCCACCGCGCAGCTGATCGCCACCTACAAGGAGCACCCGGAGCTGGAGGCATTTGTCGCGCACTACGTCAACTCGCCGATCCGCAGGAAGCTCCTCGCCGGCTCTGCGTGGCCTGTCGTGGCATACGTCGCCTCCCGCCGATACCCTGTGGAGTGGGATGAGTTTCAGCAGGCCGTTGCCGAAGGCAGCGATCTCGCGAAGGGCGACCCCCGGCACACGCTTCGTGAGTGGCTCCTGAACAGGGCTTCCCGCAAGCGGCAGGCTCGCAACGACGAACGGTTCAACATCTTCGCGAAGGCGTGGAACGCTCACATCGGGGGCCGCGCGCTCTTCGTGTTGGTGCATCGCTTCAACGAGGCTCCTGTGGTCCCTGTAGGCGCCTGATGAGTGAATTGGAACAGCACAGCGCCCTCTACTGGGCGCTGTGCCGGCACGCCCGGCAGGGGCGCCTCTGGACGGCCAACGCCACACTCCTGATCACGCGGCTCTTGCACAGCCCGCACGAGCGTGTCAGGCTCCTCGCTTGTGATTTATGGTATAGGATAACAGCAGATGAATGCAAAGACGCGACGCACGATTGAGCAGACGGCTCAACGCGAGGGCGCACTCAGGGTCGAGTGGGTGCGGGGCCAGACCCACACCATAGCCCGTTTCCACATGCCTGACGGCCTCATCGTCTCGATGCCGGTGTCAAAGACCAGCCGCATCGACGAGTACAAGTACAAGGGGTGGACGCGGCAGTACATCCGCAACCCCTCCAAGTGGCACGTCAGGAGCCCCTCATGAGAAGCACGCGAATGGAAAACGCCATGATTGCCGCCGACAGGCTGTGGGGCAAAGCCATGGCCGTCAGCCCCGAGTTCGTGGAGAAGTATCTGGAACTCTGCGAGCAGTTACTCACGGAGCGCCCGTATGTTCGTGGCGACGTGTTTCGTGAATACTGTCGTGACAAGGGGCTGGTGCGCCCCGCCCGTCTGCACCCCAATGTGTGGGTCAGCGGCCCCCGCGCCATGGAGCATCTCGGGTGGATTGAAAAGAACGGGAAAGTCGAACCGCTGGCGGCGCACAATCACATGCCCAGCGTAACGCTATGGCGCAGCCTCCTCTACGTCAGGGTGCCTCCCGCCTAGCCGGCGGCAGGGTAACGCGCCACTGCTCTAGGCCCGTGATCCGCCTGTCGTGATTGAGGATGGTGGCGGACGTCACGCGCCCCTCCCCGATGACCTCTGTGATCCTGAGGTTGAGGGTGTTGATCGACATGGTCAGGTCTTTGATGTTCCCCAGCGTCTGGACGGCGATGTACGTCACGACGCTGATGAACAGCAGCAGGATCGTCGCGGTTACGCGGAAGAGGGCTTGAAATGCCGGGGTATTGAACATCTCGACAGTTGCCTTCAAGGGGTCCCCGCTAAGGGTATCTGGGTTGTTCGGCACGAGTGCATTCCCCTCTACGCATATCTCGACGATGTTTTCCTGCGCTAGGAAATTGCGCCGTCAGACTCAGTGACGCGCATGTACACTGTCCCTCCGGGCACCAGCACGCCGCCGCCCGTCAGAGTAGAGCCGATAGTGAGAGCCGTAGCCGATGCAACCTGATACGTCCCAATGACGCGAAATGAACTAGCGTGGGCGGCTAGGTTTGTGTACAGCATGTAGGCCGTGTTGAGCGTTGACGCACCGACGGTCACCGTCAAAGAATTGGTGGTGTTCGAGCCGCCAATAGACGGAATGTCGACTTCAACGGTCAGGATAGAAGTGGACCGGAGGGGCGTGTAGGAGAAGCTGAACGGGAATGCCGCGATGGCCTTCATCGTGACGTAGACGGGGTTGGCGGCGACGGGCTGCCCGCTCGCGCGGGTGTAGTAGAGGCACCGCCAGTTGCCCGAGCCGTCGGAGACGAAGCCCGCCGTGTCGCCCGCCGCCGTGGTGATGTTCGCCGCCGTCGGCAGGATCAGCGACGTGGCGTTGTGGGTGAGCGTCAGCGCACCGGCGAAAACCACGTCGCGATAGATACCCGAGGCGACCGTGCCCATGCCGGTGATTGTCGTCGTGCCCGTGATGCGGACGTAGTTGGAGGCCGCCGCGCCGATGGCACAGGTCGTGGCCGAGGCCACGTCGACCCGCACGGCACCGTTGATCGCGGCGGCCGTCATGGTGAGCGTGCTGCTGAGCGTGGCACCGGCGGCCGTCAGCAGCCCGGTGGTCGTGAGGGCGTTCGTCGTCTTGTTGAACACCAGACCGGCGTCGCCGGCGAACACGCCGCCGTCGTTGAACTGGACCTGCGTGTCGGATCCGGCGGGGGCCGCCGCCGACGTCTGCGTCGTGTTGTCGGGGAACACCACGCCCCCCGTCGACGCATCGAGCGTGTGCGCCGTGAGGATCGTGCCGTCGAACGTCATGTTGGCGCTGCCCGCCAGCACGCCCGCGTTGTTGTACTGGACCTGCGTCGTGGAGCCGCCTGCCGAGGCCGTCGTGTCGTTGCGGACCATGCCGGTCGCCGTGCCGTCGCAGGAGATCTGGACGTTGTCACCGGCGTTGATCGTGACGTAGGTGCCGCCCGAGGCCGACTGCACGCGCACGCCATACCCGCCCGTCGTGCCGTTACGCACGACCCACTGCCCGCCGGTCGCCGCCGGAACCGTGTAGGTGACGATGCCGCCGGGGGTGCCCGAGATCGACAGCGTGAGGGGTATGCACTGCGCCGCCGACAGGGCGACGGTCGTGCCGCCCAACCCGGTGGAGTTCAGCAGCGTGCTGCCGCCCAGCGCGAGGTCGATGTAGCCGAAGTTGGTGTTGAGGGGCCCGGTGCCCCACGTGTTGGCGTTGGAATTGTAGGCGGGCTGGTCGAGCCCCTTGTTGGGTGTCGTCATTTCAGGGCCTCGTCGGCAATGGCGAGCGCCTTGGTGATGGCTTCATCAGGCTGCTCTAGGAGGGGTTCCGTCGTCGTGTTGTGGCCCTTCTTGGCCTTCTCCGCGGCGCGGATCAGCGACATCGCGATGCTGCCATGATCAAGCCGCCCGATCCGGCCGCCGGCCTTGCGCCCCGGGCGCGGCTCTGACTGCATGCCCGCCTGCGAGCGAGTGCCGGTAGCCGCGAGTTCGGCGAGTGTCGTCGTCACACGACCGAAGTAGGCGTTGGCAGCGGGATTGGACTGCAGGAGCGCGCCGAGCTTCGCCACATCGGCGGGGTCAGACGATTGCGCGAGACGAACAACCTCAGGCGCGATGCGCCGCTCGGCGGCGTACTTGATGCTCTTCGTCGCCTGATCGAAGGCGACACCGGCAAGGATCTTGGCGGCCGCGCCTGCGGGCAATCCCGCCGTGTAGGGGATCAGCTCGACCGCGCTGGCACCGATGGCTGCCGCGAGGCCGGCGTGGCCGTTCAGCCAGCTCTTCGGCGGTGCCGTGGCCATGATCGTCGAGGCGTTGCTCAACAGCTCGGTGTTGCGCGAGTAGCCGTGAAGCTGATTGTATCTGGCGTCGCCCAGCGCCGCGCGCAGTCGCTCGGCGTTCTCCGGGTGGGACAGGTACTTGACGAACGTCTGCGGCGTTGCCTGAGCCTTGGTGAGCAGGGTGTCGCCCACGCCTCTGGCGAACAGCTCGCGCTCCTCGGGCGACATCGCCGCCAAGGTCTTCTTGATCTCGGCCGTCTGGAAACTGTTCGGTTTGGTCGCGAACTTGGTTCCCGCCTCAAGCGCATCCTCAGCCTGAAAGCCCACACGAGCGTTCGCGCGCGCGGCGTCGTACCCTTTCACCTGACTGTCGAGTTCGTGGAGAATCTCCTTGCGCCACGTATCGAGGTAGTGCGTGTCGCCTCCCGACCGCTTGAGTGTGTTGATCTGGGCGTCGATGTCGCGTTTTACATGGTCCCAGAAGTTGAGATTGCCGGGGGTCGCCGCCATGGGAGGCCCTCCGAACGAGGGGGCCGCAATCGGCGGTTGGATCCCGAACTGAGGGTCCTCGGCGAGCTTCGTCACGCGGGCGATGGAAGGTTTGATGGCGTCGTATCTGGCCAGCTCTTCGAGACGCGGCGTCGTGACTGCCGCCGCCGAAGGCTCTGCGCGCGCGAGACGGTAGAGCTGGTCGTTCTGGCGTTTGTGCGCGAGCTGTAGCGCCGTCATCTCGTCACCGGCGCGGTTGGTGAGGCCGAACGCGTCGGTGATGAACTGGCTGTTGGCCGTCCGCATCGCCTCGTTGCGCGCAAGAATACCTGCGTTGAGGCTCCCCAGCTCTCGTGGCGACATGCCGCCCATGCGCGACAACAGCTCCTCGGTACGCGGGCCGGCCATGTCGAAGATGCTCGGCGAGTGCCCCGCCTGATGCGCCTCCTCGATCTGCTGCGGCGTCATCTTCGCCTTGCCGTTGCGCAAGTCTTCCTGCAGCGCCTGCGCCAGCCGGCTCTCGGCTTCGGCGTTCTTGCCGGTGAAGGCGCGGATACCCCCCGCCGTGCGCGCGGCGGCGCTGTTGGTCAGGACGGCTCCGAGGAACCGCGCGGGACCTTCGTAGTCGCCAGCTCCGAATGTCTTTGCGACATCGCCCGCGGCCTCACTACCGATGCCTGCAGCCGTGCCTATGAGCACCTGTTCAGCCGCCGTGCGACCGGGGCCGCCCGCCAGCGCGTTGACGCCCATGCGCGCGCCGCTTCCCGCGTACTGACCGGGCTTGGTCTGCGGCGTGTAGTCGAGGGCCGGTATCTTCGCGCGCAGGAGTTTCTCGGCTTCCTCGCTGGTCGGGGCGGAGGTGATGCCGAGGTCACCGCGTGAGCCGTACTTCTCCGCGTACTTCTTGGACTCGGGAGTTTCGAGGCTCTCCCACCACTTCGCGATGCTCTTCGGCACCGTCTCGGGCGTGTGATTGCCCGGCAGCATGCCGATCTTGTCCGCGCCTTCGAGGGCCTTGCGGCCAACCCAGTCGAGGCCCTGACTGGCAAGTTCGCCCAACGTGCCGGGCATCGTGGCGATGTCGCCAAGGCCAAACACAGCCTGCGTTCCCGCGCTCTTGGCAATGTCTTCGGCGTAGCCCGGCTTCTTCGCCTCGCCCGCCGCCAACTCGAACGTGCTGCCACTAGGCGTCGCAGCAGGCGTAGCTTGCGGCTCTTGTGACGGCCAGCGTGTGCTGGTGGTAGCGCGGTCCTCAGAGTTGCCAGCGTCCAGCTCGAAACCCATCACTCCCACCTAGTCTTTCCAGTTTGCGGGTTGAGGCCCATATATCGCGCTTGCTTGAATTGGCCGTTACCGACGGGGACCATGTACATCTGGCCCTCGGTGAGTTTCGACGGGATCGGTTTACCCTGCCGGTCGAGGGCGTCGTTGATATCGCCCAGCACGGCCGTGTTCTTGTACGTCTCTCCGATCCTCTTGATGAGGTCGGCCTCGTTCTTCGCGCCCCATTCCTGCGCCGCGCCGCCGCGGTCGATGTGGGCGCCGTAGCGTTGCATCTGGTCGTACAGCCACTTGTCGCGTTCCTTCGTCCATTCAGCCTTGGCCTTGAGCTGGGCGATGATGGCCTTGTTCGTGTTTGGCGGCAGATCGGGGTAGGCCGAGGCGTCGATCTGCGTGCCGAGTTGCATGTCGGTGCGCGTACCTGAGGAGCCGAAGCTGTCGTTGATCAGCTTGTAGGCGTCCTTGCGCGCCTTGTAGTACGCTTCGGGGTTCGACAGCATGGTCCGCACGTCAACGCCGGCGAGCTGCGCGATCAGCGAAGTGTACTTGTTGATCGTGCCAGCGGCAGGGCCCGATTGCACTTCCTGAAGCGCCCTCGTCAACTCATCGATAGTGGCCAGTTGCGACGTGTGTTGCGTCTGCCGGGGTTCGTACGTGTTTCGCCATTTCGTGTTGTCGTCGACGCGCTCTACTTCCGAGCGCGCGTCGGACCAACCGGGCAGTGTCATGACGCCATTCTTCGTCGGCACCTTGCCAACGTCGAGCATCGTCGTCTGAATGCGATTGGCTTTTTCAAGCAGATCCTTGACGATTTGCCCGTTCGGGTCCGTCTGCGCCGCCTGCGCCGCGCGCTGACGCAGTACGTCGGGATCCTGCATCGGGTCGATGTTCTGCTTGATCAACGCCCTCTGCTGGTCTGTCGTCTGCGCTCGCCGCGCCCACATCGGGATGTCCGACTGATCGCTCGCGGGTGCCGGCTGGCCGCCTACAGGCGTAGGCGGGCCGCCGCCGGGCGCGGCCGTCGGAGCGCCGCTGGCAGGCGCGGCCGTCGGAGCACCGCCGCCGGGCGCGGCCGTCGGAGCGCCGCTGGCAGGCGCGGCCGTCGGAGCACCGCCGCCACTACCCCCGCCGGTAAGCAGTTCAGCCGCCTCCTCCGGACTCTTGACGTATTTCCCAATCAACCTGTTGATCTGACGCGAGAGGTTTTGGTACTGCTTCTGCAAGGGGTCAAGATCGACCCCCGGCACACCCTGCGAATTGGCGATCCGCGCGCCTAGATCAGTGTAGACGCCGTAAAGCTGGCGCGCGGCCGCGATGTCAGCGTTTTGCTGTTGAATATCGAGACCCTGCTGCTTGAAGCTGGCCCCCAATCCCGTCTGCGCGCCTTCGGCGAGGCCCTGACCGATGGCGACGCCAAGGTACGGCGACGGCGACGCGAGCATCTTGCCGATGCCGCTGACGGCCGGGAGCAGCCAGTTCTGATTGCGGCCCATCCAGTCGCCGGTGCGGGTAAAGAAATCGCGATCTTCCGGCGGCTTCGAGGAGCCCCCCGGCGCGCCCACAGGCGGCGCCAATCCCGCAGCGGTCTGCGCCTGCGGTGCCGTGCTGGGGCCCCCTGCTACGACGGGCGTAACGGCGGGCGGGTTGTTGCCGCCGACCGTGGCCACGTTGCGAGAGGCGAGCGGAGGCGCGACGGCAGGCGCTGAACCCGGCGGGTTGTAGCCGCTAAGATCGCGGTCATCGCGTGTGCGCTCTGCGGGGGAAACGCTTCTCGGAGGAATAGGAATGCTGGTCGGCGCAGGCATAGGAGAGCTGCCGCGTGCTTCAGCGTCGAGCGACGCCTTGACGTGGGGCTCAAGGGCAGGCGGCAGCTGATGCTGCGGCAAGTTCATGCCGCCGAGGCCGCTGGGCCGTGCGAACGGCGCGCTGCGAACACCCCTCTGCAGCTCTTCCTCTGAGATACTCGGCACCACCGGCTGCGCCGCCGCGAGTTCCGCTTCCACCGCGCCGTCTGTCTGGTAGCCGTGGCGGGGCACGAGGCCGCCCGCCGCAAACCGGATAGGCATCTCGAAGTCGTTGAACATCTCGAAGTCGTCGTTCGCGTCGACAGGCGGCGGCGCTTCGACTTCAGCATCGTGAAGCGGCGGCGCGATGCCTGCGCTGCGCTGCGGCGGTGCCTCGGTGCGCATGTGCGCCTCGGCCGGCGGCGCGCCGCCGATGACCTTGCGGACGTAGTCTTCGGTCGACATGTTGGCGTCGCGCCGACCCTGACGACGCGCCTCGGCCAACGGAAGGTTGCTGTGCCACATCGAGGCGGCATCGGCGAGGTTGCCGTGCTGGTCGAGGAACTTGCCGAAGCGATGCTCGAAGACGCGCTCCTGCGCCTCCGGGCTCTTCAGGAATTCGGCGGGCGTCATGCGTCGTCCGAGGGCTTCCTCGGTCCAGCTCGGAATGTTGTTCGGCATCACCTGATATTTGCCGTGCGCGCGACCCTGCCCCGGCACGTCATGTTCGCCAAGAATGTCGTACCGGCCGCCGCTCTCGACGCGCGAGATCAGACGCTTGGCGTGCTCGATGTCGGCCGCACCACCTCGGGCCAAGAAGCTCGAAGCGCCACCAAGGACACCACCGGCTAGCGCGCCCCACGGCCCAAACGTAGCCCCTGCCGACGCGCCAGACATCGCGCCCTTGAGCGCGCCCCCCGCGGGATCTTTCTTCTGGCCGCCGCCCTTATCGCTCATGTCGAGCTTGTGCCCGATCTTCTGGTCCTGCGACTTCATCGGGTCATCAGCGATATCTTCAATTATCGATTTGTCGTCACCGCCGGAATACGGAAGCGCCGGGTTGCTGCCCGTCAGACCGCCGCCTTCGTAGCCAATGCGGCCGCCGCGTGCGGCAAACATTGACATGCCTTCACCGAGGTCCGCGATGTCTTCCGTCGGCAACGCATCAAGCGACGCTACCGCGGTTTCGGGCGCAAGCCCGGATCCTGCGTCGGCAACCCGCGTCGGGGTGGCGGCACCGAGCCCGCTCGTCTGCGCTGGCGGTGCGCTCGTCTGCGCCGGCGCAGGCAGGTCGGTACTCGTGATCTTGTTGCCGCCAGTCGTAGCGCCGTCAGGCGACACGCCGCTAGGCTGACGGTCAAGCTGCTTCTGGGCCCATTTGTAAACGTCTTGGCCGCCCTTGTAGACATCCTCGCCAGTTCTGTAGGCCCCGACGGCATCCTTGACGCCGCCTATGGCCTGCGACAGGCCCGTGGACTGCTGTTGCTGCGGCAAGGACGGAAGCGAACCCTTGAGGAGGGGCGACGCTTTGGCGACACCCGGCGACCACGCTCCCGGCTTGTGGGGCAGTTTGCCGTTCGCGCCATGCGGCGTCGTCCCGCCCATGGGGTTGACCAACGACTGCAAGAGCTGTTGCGTGTAGGCGTCGACGCCCGGCGTCACTGCCCCCGCCGTGGCAAACGCGCGACGGGGCGCGAGCCCGCGCAGCATCTCGTCCACCTCCGGGTTCGCGCCCGGCACCGGGGTGCCGCCGCTCGCGAAGCCGAGGCCCGCCATGCTGGGATGCACGGCGCCGCCCTCCGACGACGGCATCAGGCCGCCGCCGTAGGCGCGCTCGGCGTGCTGGGTCGCCATGTCGTAGTCGACGGCCTTGATGCCCTCGGGCGTCTCGCTGACAGCCTCCGGGTGGTGCTTTTCGACGTCCTGCGCCGAGAGGCCGATTTGCGGCTGGTTCGAGCCCTTGTACTTGAACTTGATGATCTTCTGGCCGTCGTGGGTGCGGCCGATTTCGGTGATGTCTTCCTTGACGCGCTCGTCCGAGAAGAACGGCGTCGGCTGCCCGGTGACGCCGGATGTCGTGCTGCCGTAGAGCGGCCCGGTGCCCATCGCGATGTTCGCGAGGAACTGGGCGACCTGAAACGGGTACCCCTGCTGCTGCTGGTACTGGTTGTAGAGGGCCGCATTGAGCTGCTGCTGGGTCTGCTGCTCCAGCGTGCCGGCGCCAAGCAGCGCCTGACCGCTCGCCAGACCCGTCTGCGTGCCCATCTGGCCCAATCCGGCGAGGCTCTGCGACACACCCTGCCCATAGCCGAGGAGGCCCTGCCCGAGGCCCTGCTGGGCCTGCGCAGCCGCCATGGGCTGCTGGAAGGCCTGCTGCCCGATCTGGAGGAGCTGGGGCGAGAGCTGCTGCATCGCGGCCCGGTTGGCCTGCTCGGCCCCGAGGCCTACGCCCTGCTGCTGCTGGGCCGCCTGCAGGGCCTGCCCGTAGCCTTGCGACAGGAGGCCCCCCTGAGCCTGCTGCGCCGCCAGACCCTGCTGGCGGGCCAGATTTGCGGCCGCAATCGAGCCTCTGTCGCCGCCGAAGGCGCCGCGCATGGCCTGTGAGCCCATGAGCTGGCTCTGCTGCTGCTGCTGCTGCTGGTACAGACCCTGCATCGTCGGTGCAACTACCGACTGCAGGTAGGGGTCCATGTACCGCCCGATGTCGAGCTGCCCCGGGTTCACCGACTGCGCACCGGCCAGCCCCGCCATCGTGGCCGCGCCCGTGTAGGGAGCCCCCGCCGCCTGCGCCGCGCCGATGTTCTGCCCCGCCTGCCCGTAGTAGGGGAGGGCCGCCTCGGCGGATCCTGTCAGGGCCGTCGTCGCCGCCTGCTGGTAGGGCTGGTAGCCCTGCCCCGCGTTGGCAATCTGGGCGGTGCCGGCCTGCTGAGTGGCCGTCAGCGGCGCGACGAACTGGCCCTGATACGGCTGGAACGGCTGCTGCGCGACCTGCTCAGCGCGGGCGTTGACGGCGTTGTAGCGCGCCTGAACTTCCGGTGGAATTGTCGTCGTCTGCTGCTGGTAGGTCGTGCCGCCCGAGCCGCCCTTGCCGCCACCGAACGCAAGATGCCGCCGCGCAACCGGCGGGGCTCCGTCGCGGCCCATGAAGTCCTCGAAGGGGGCCCCGTCGTTCCATATCTTGCGTTCAGAGAACATCAGTGTTCAGCCTTGTTGGTGCCGCCCGGCGGCAGTTTGTTGGTCACCCCGGTCTCGGCCCCGCACAACCAATAGGCACCGGAGGGCTTCCCGAAGATGCGCTCGTAGAGCCGCACCTTCCCTTCCGTCCGGCTGTTTGAGAGGATGCCAATCATCAAGGGCATCTCAAGCTTCGCCGCGGCCGCCTTGGCGAACTCGCACAGCTTGCGCGCGCGGCCGCCCTTGGCGCTGCGATACTCCGGGTGGACGAACACGCCGCGCTCCTCGAGCACGATCTGGTCGCTGTACCAGAGCTTGCAGGTGCGGAGCAGGATGCCGCCCTCGAAGTGGTCGGCGCCGGGAGCCCCGATCACGCCGCAGATGCCGCCGTCGCGGTTGAGCGCGGGCCACACTTCGGCGAGGAGCTTCTGCGGGTCAGGCTGTACAAAACCATTCTCCTCGCTGCCTTGCAGGCAGAGGTCCATAAATTGGTGAACGTCTTCGGGTGTGCCGACGCGCACTCTGATGTCGGTCATCTGCTTCTCCTCAAGCATTGACGGGGTTGAGGGGGTACTCATTAATCTTTCTTCGGCCCGGGTAGGCTTTCGAGCGTCTTGATGGTCTTTGCCCGGAACTTCTTCACGAATTCGTCGAGGATCCGGTGCCCGTCGTCGAGCGAGCCCTTGCCGAGCCGCACGACGTCCTCCGGGTGGATTACGTACTCGCCGCCGGCGGCGACGATGGGGACCGTCGCGCTGCCGCCCTCTGCCTTGCCCGGCATCGGCGCGTTGTAGGGCAGCACGTCCTCGACGTAGGGTTGGTCGCCTTGGGCGTCGTAAGGCTCGCCAGACTGGCCGTAGGGCGCCCCCGCGCCCGCCTTCGAGGCGTCGTAGAAGGGTGAGGTGAAGATCGACTTGGCGACCTTGAAGCCCGCCGTCGTGTTGCCCTCGCCCATGGCCGAGATGATGTCGGCCGGGATCACGTAGGCCCCGGAGGGGACGTGCATTGGGAGATGGTCCGTTCTCCCCGCGACGGCGCTGTGGATCGCGCCGGTGTGAACCTTGCCGCCGGTGGCGCGCGTCTTGCGCGCCGTGTTCAGGGCGGCGGCGATGGCCTGCTCGCGCGGGCGCCCTGACGAGAGCATCTCGCGGATGTTCGCGCTGATCGTGGCCTGCGAGGAACCGCGCTTCAAGGGCACTTAAATACTCCGGGTAACAGGCTACTATACCGCGCCTTGCGAAGCCCCCAAAGATGTCACCGTGTCAGGACACTTGAACTACTGACACGATGATCGAAGGGACGCTTGGTTGAACCGGCGGTCCCACGGCCGCCGCCGTAGCGTAAACGCCGACCGGCGTGGCGGTGCCCGCCATCCACAATTCGTAATAGTCGCCCGCCGTCGTGCATTCGAGGTTTATGACTACGGCGAGAATAGTGGGTTCGCCGTTCAAGCAAATGACTTTTGTGTTGCTGGCCGCGACGTCGGAGCCGTTTTTACGAAACCAGATCGAGCAGCTTTTGTTTGCCGCTGTCGCCTGCACCACGGCCGACACCGAGAACAGGTAGGTGCCGATGGCCGGCAACGTAATGCGCGAAGTGGTGACCAGCGTGATGCCGTCGGCGGCGCCCGTCGTGTTGAACGCAATGACTTGCGCCGTGTTGGTCGCCGCGATGGTCTGCGTCGCGGTGTCGTAGACCGTGATGTGGGGCGTGGGCGGAAGGCGGTATGTCATCAGATGATCCGCCACCCGGTATTGGTTGAGATCATCGAGATGCTCTGATACTGCACGACTAGGAGCTGCGTTGCTGCGCCGTCGATGAATTCGCCGCCGGCGGCTGCTACGGTGATGACGCCGGTGCCGCTGTTCTTCACGGTGTATATCTGGCCCTGCGCCCCCGCCGCTGTGGGCAGCGTCACGGTGAACGTGTTGGCCGTGCAGTCGACGACGCAGTCGTTCGCAGCGACCGTGTAGGTGCCGCTGACCGGCGTGTACTTGACCTTCAGGGCGGCGCCGAGCGCGGGCTGGATCAACGTCAGGAAGTCGCCCATCAGGCGCTGGATGCCGTTGACGGCAACGACACCGTTCTTCTGGACCGTAATGACGTCGTCAAGCGAGGCCATTAGAACTTTCCTGCCGGTGTGATGCGGTAGCGGGGGGCGCCGATGCGCCAGAACGTGTCGACATCGTTGCTCTCAAACTTGATCGACACCAGCCGCCCGCGCAGTCGGGGGGTGATGTACTGGGTCGCCTGTGTCAGCGTGTAGGGGCCGTGGACGCGCGGCGTCTGGCTGGGATAGTCGGCGACGTAGAATGTCATCAGGAGCGAGGCGTTCTGGGCGCCGTTGTAGTAGCCCCACTTGAAGTCGGGCCAGACCTGATCAATGAACGAGAGCAGGTCGCCGTCCTGCAGCGTGAAGTACCCCGTCTGGAAACTGGCCGCCAGCGGCTGGCCGTCGGCGTTCGGCGACGTCTCGTGCTGGAAGATGAGGCCCGTCGGGGCTCCGCCGATGGGCGGCCCCAGTACCGACTGGTTGATCCACGCCGTGCGCGAGAGGTAGCCGTAGTCCCAGCTGCTGGTGCCCGCAGAGTACTTCACGTAAGCGTCGATCTCGCCGCCGCCCGCAGTCGTCGGGAAGAACCACGAGATTTCGTTGAACCGCGAGTTGGGCGCGCAGCGGATCTTGTCGACGTTCGCCGTGTCGAGCTGCTGGAACACGAAGTCCCACACGGTGCAGGGGAGGTCGCGCACGCCGTCGCTGTAGATGTAGAACTGCGACGGGCCCATCCAGAACGTGACGTTGTTCAGGAAGCCGAACGCCTTCTTGGCGATCAGGCCGCAACCCGTCGCCAGCTCGTTGAAATTATAGACGTCGGGCAGGTTGACGTACTGCATCGCCCAGAGCGCGAGGTCCGTCCAGAGCAGGCCCTGCTGCGGCCCCTGCGCGCCGCCAATGATGCGGCTACCCTTGGTCAGGCGGTATGAGCCCGCCTGATTGACGGGTGTGGCGATCCACGAGTTGAAATTGTTGAGGTCGCACCACCGGATCAGCAGGTGATCCTGCACGCCCGTGAACGTCGAGGCGAGCGCCACGATCTGGCGCTGCGGCATCGCGAGGAAGACGCTGTGGTTCGTGATAGGCGCCTGCGGGATGATCTGGGCATTCTGCAGGCCTGTCGCGGGGCCCCACTGAAATATCGGGCCGCCGGGGTCGGCGTCTACGGTCTGCGTCGGCGCCCCGTCGGGGGAGGCGATCAGGATTTCGCCCCAGTTATCCAGCGACCAGTCGTCGGCGGTAATGGGAAAGCCCACGGCAGCCGAGGGTGTAGTCCCGGTCGAGTAGCCGCCGACGGAGTACCCGCCGGTCGAGTATCCCCCTCCCGGGGGAAGCGGCCCGTAGCTGATGTAGTAGACGTAGCGGGCGTCGCCGCCGTTGATTGACACGGTTTCAGTAGTCACCGGGTCTTGGGGCGCCTGAATTGTGAACGTGTCGACGGTTGGCACCGTCAGTACGGTGTAGTCCCCCTCCAGCGTCGTGCTGCCGACCACCGTCTCTATGAGGATGGGGTAGGTATCCCCGACTGCGTACCCGTGGTCGTTCAGCGTGACCGTGACGATGGATGTCCCGGCCGTTGAGTCGAATACGGCGACGTCGCCGCCGTTGGTGACATTGGCGGTGGCGAGCGCGGGATCGCCCAGCACGTCCGTCGCCGCGATCTGGTACGTGGTGGAAGACGCCGCGATGCATGGGTAGACCCCGAACAGGATCAAGCCGCCGACGCTGATGTGCGCGGGGATGAACACCGCGTCGTAGCCAGTGATATTGCTGCCGCCGCTGCCGACGGTGCCCGCAACAGTCTGCACCCCGGTCGTGGCGTTGGCGTAAGACACCGAGCCGGCACTGGAGGCCGTCACGGTCGCGGTGGCGTTGTAGCCTCCCGGCGTCACGCCCGCGACGACGACCGTCGCGCCGACGGGGAAGACATACGTCCCCGCGTAGGTGATCGTGGCGGTGGTACCGTCGCCCGAGGCGCCTGTCGTGGCGGCGCTGAAGCCGGGGTCGGCTATGGTGACGATGTCGCTCCCGAGTGTCGTCGTGCAGTCGACCGCAGTGTTCTGGACGTAGTACTGCGGGGTGATCGCCTGCAGCACACCCCCGTCGACGTCGTAGACGTACAGCGGCGCGCCGACTGCCGGCGTCGACACTGACGTCTCGCACCCGATGGCGAGGTAGTCGTTGGCGAGGTTGTCGCGCCAAGCCCACAAGGCCCTCGGCACGGCAGGCACCGCAGTGGGGTAGAAGCGCGTCCAGCCCCCGAGCTTCTGCACGAGGCCGAGGTTCTCCCGGTCGCGCATGAAGCGGATTAGTTGGGTCTGGTTGATCGCGGCCTCGTTCAGCGCGGGCGTGCGCTGCGTGTCGACCGTGGGGATCAGCTTCAGGCTGGCGTGCATCGACTACCCTCGCGTCGGCGTCGCGGCAACCGCCGGTGACATCGAAGACCACGCGCCCGCTTCAAATTTCTTTCTGAACTCTTCAACCAGCGCGCTCTTCAGCAGGGTCTGGTACTGCGTCTCGTAGTTGATGGGCATGCCGGCATCGTTCGGCTGGCTGGCGCCGAGGGCGAAGTCGCGCTGATAACCGCTGATGAAGACCATTGAGGCCATCAGGAACAGGTCGGGCAGGTACGTGCTGATGAATGTCGTCACGTTCGATACCGAGAGCGAGTCAGGGCGAACGGTGCCGACGATCTCCACGCTGTAGTTGGCGTTCGGCCACGGCGCGATCAGAGCCGTGTTCTGGTTCAGCATCGCCATCCACTGCGGGACGCCTGTCGCGCTGGGGGAGGCGTAGACCGTGTCCATCCAGACTTTGGTCGTCGGCAGCAGGTTGACGCGCGTCCCCGCGTCGGGGTTCGCGGTGCCGACGGGGGTGATGACGTTGATCTCCTGCACCGTCACGAACTGGGAAATCGGCCATGTGATCTGGCGGCTGCCGGTCGCGCACGCGAACCCGGAGGCCGCGGTGACGGTCGTCAGCAGGTCGAGGTCGCGGTAGATGCGGTTCTCGGCGTAGGTGATGCACTGCGGCAGGTTGGCGACGAAGTTGACGTCCGCCGGATCCACCACCGCGAGGTTGGCCAGCTCGGTGACGAACGTGGCGTAGGTCAGTCCGGTCGTCATTTCAGCCCCCTATCCACGGGCGAGTTTTTCGAGCGCATTGGTCTTCTGCGCGGAGCCGGCGGAGCTGCCGACCCAGTATCCTACCACTGCCGTGAATGAAGTACCAAGGCTGCCCAGCATGATGTTGGCGAGCGTCTGGGAACTCTCGGGGATTTCTTGGCGGATCACGACGTACAGCATCGCGAAGAAGCCGACCGTGATCAGTATGCTGATGATCGGCGCGCCCCACGCGATAGCCGAGCCGGCCTCGGCGAGCTTTACCGTCTGGTTGCGGGCGTTCTGCACGTCCGCGAGCTGCGCCTGCAGGGTGTCGAATTCCTGCCGGCGAGCGTCGGCCTCAGCCTGAATCATCGCCATCTTGAACTGCAGGGCGAGGTTGGGGTCCGCGGCGATGGCCCTCTCGATGCCGGCGGCGTCGGAGGTCCCCAGAAGATCTTGGGCGATGCCCGTGATCTTGGATACGGCGGCGCCGGTCTTATCGCCCATAAGCCAGCTGGCGACGGTCGGCGCGAGGCCGAGCAGCAGAGGGAGGAAAGGCATTAGGAGGGTGCTCCCTGTGCGTAGCGGAGATCGCTCAAGAACCCGTGGTGGTAGCCGGCGATCAGGTCGGCTTTGTCGGTCCCATTTATTATTTTCCGTGCGCCAATCGGGTCGTCTACCGTGTCGTTGAAGTACATCTCAAGGCACTTGCCGGTGAAGTCGCCGACGGTGCTGTCTGCCTTCATCATACCCTCGAACATGATCGCGGCGGCGATGCGCGGGTCCATGGCGAGGTCGAGATTGGCCAAGAGATCAACGCCCAGCAGGCGGCCCATCTTCTTGTAGTTATCCTCCCATGTGAGCTGCACGTAGCCGCGGCCATACCACGGGTAATAGCGCAGGTTCCGGCGGCGCCACTCCTCCGACAGCCAGTAGGCTTCGCGAACCGGCTGCATCGTCATGTTCGTCTCGTGATAGGTCGTGGCGAGCATGTAGGCCAGCCAGCGCAGGTCCGTCAGCTTGCGCACCTCCCACTCGTCAAGAATGGCGTCGATGCCGTTCACCTGATCCTGTGTGAGCGTGCCGCTAAACAGGTCCGGGCGGATGCCGTCGAAGAAGACTTTCCGGTTCGTGCTCATGGGATTCTCATGGACAACTGGCCTAACAGGATCAGGCCGACGTCCTTCATGGAGTCAACAATCGTCCCGCCCGTGAGGATCAAAGTGCAGATCACGACGAAGCCGCCGACTGAAATGAAGCCGATCAAGTCGGCTCGCCATCCACCCTTCATTGCTTTTGCTCCCTTAACATCGTCACGACGAGACGGCCTTGAGTACCGCAAAGTTTATCACCAACGCCTCCGAGAGATTTCCACCCGTTGTGTTCGTGAGCGTCACTGTTGCGCTGCCAGCGTTTGAAACGCCTCTGATTGCGTAAGCGCCGACTGTGCCGCCGGAGTTGTGTTGAAAAAACAAAACGTCGGTCGCGGCGATGTTGCTGTTGGTCATCGTGAAAGAGACAGACGCACCAGCATTAAGCGCGTCGTTGAATGTGGTGACGACGCCCGATGGATTGTTCAAAACGCAGGTCGTGGCCTTGCTCGTTAGCTGCGTTACCGCGCCGCCAGCCCCGGTCCCATAGCCAACGCCACCCGCCGTGGCTGCCGTGCTTTTGATCGCTCCGGTGCCAGTGAGGTTGGCACCCGAAGAGCCGTCGCCCTTCTGCACGAACAAAGCGCCAGCGTTCCAGACGAGCCTGCCGTCCGACGAGGTTGCGCCGCCAAACCGTACCGCCGAAGAAGTCGCGGTAACGATGCTGGCCTCCAAAGGGGCGTTGGCGCTGCTGTTGCCTTTCTGAACGATGAGTGTTCCGGAGTTATTGATTAGCCGCGTGTCGGTAACAGTCGCGCCACCAAGATACACGGCCGCACTGGTTGCGGTGAAGATGCTCGCTTCGACAGGGGCGTTGACGCTGCTGTCGCCTTTCTGGACCACCAGTTTTCCAGAATTATTGGCTAGGCGCGTGTCGGTAACAGTCGCGCCGCCCAGATACATGACCGAAGAAGTCGCGGTAACAGTACTCGCTTCCACAGGGGCATAGGCTGAAGTGTCGCCCTTTTGAACAACGAGCTTGCCGGAATTATTAGCTAGGCGCGTGTCGGTAACAGTCGCGCCGCCCAGATACATGACCGAAGAAGTCGCGGTGAAGATGCTGCCATACGCTTGTGCGTATGCACCCCCGGCACCCGTCTGGAAAACGACCGTGTCGTTGTTTCCTGCGATGCGCGCGTAGGAAGCAGTCGGGTAGCCTAAGACAACCACAGCGCCGCTTGCCTGCAGGATGTTGCCGCGAACGGTTCGCTCTCCACTACCCAGCGACGCGGAGCCGACGCCTTTGTTCCGCATGAACTGGTCGGTGTAGTCACCCATCCATTCAGCACCACGAAACGCTGGATGGATGCCGTCTGCGAACCACGTCGTGCTGGAATGCGGCAGCGACATGATATCGGTGAAATCGAGGACCAGATCACCGGGGATGGTGCCGTCACGGACAGCCTGAGATACCGTATCAACGTGCGTGACGTAGGCGACCGTTCCGCTGGTAAACGGCTCAAGCACGTTGATGACGATATAGCCGTCTGCTTGGGCCGCCACCGCGATAGACGTCAGGTTGTTTATGGAATGCGTAGTCGTCTCGCCGTCGATTGCATCCGCGTAGGAAAGACAATCGAGAAAAAGAAAAGCGCGGCCCGTGTTGCCAGTAACCGCCGGAGAGATGTCGTGAGGAGCCGGGATCACTCTGCCGTTGTACGACGTTCCCGCCGTGTAGGCCGCCAGCTGATCGGCGGTGCGAGCGCCGTCTTTGCTGCAATTCCAAAACGTGCCGCGATCAACGGCCCACTCGCCGCGGGAAAAAACATCCGGCCAGCAACCAGCGAGGCCGCCCCAGACCAAACTCTCGGAGGCGTAGTGCGTCCCAGATTGCGTGCCACTAAAGTCGAGGGCCGCGCCGCCTGCCGTTGAGGAGACGGTGTAGTTGTCAGCGTCAATGACGGTTTTGACGTAGTAGACCACCGTTGAAGTGACTATGGGCGTCAGCGTCGTGCCGCCGGAGGAAACGCTGAACTCAAGGGGTGTGTTTGCCGCGTACCCATGTGCGACCTGCGTGACCACGCCGGGCGTGCCAATGGTCATCGTTATCGTATTGACGACACCAGCACCACCGCGCGGAATCGACGTGCCAAGCCAGACGAACAACTGGTCCGCTTGATCCTGCTTCCAACCGCCGCTTGTGGCGGCGTCGTAGAGACGATTGTACCGGCCCGCCGCGCCACTGGTGCATTCGACGACAAACTCGTCGTCTGCCGTCGTGGTGGATCCCACGACCCACTGCCACATCCCGGCGGCTGATCCAGTCTTGACGATCACGCTCTCAGGTCGTGAGGTCAGAGCTTTCAAGGCGGCGAGATCTTCTACAGTCAACGCCGTATCGAGGTTCTGCGATGCCGCCTGCGCGGTGGTGGCTCCGGTGCCGCCATTGGCGACGGGGAGAGTCCCCGAATCGAAGGGGAAGACCGTGGTGAGATACGCCCCGAGTTGGGCGGTGTTGACCCTAACCGACGACCCTGCCTGCACGGCTTCAAACTGTTCCGTCCCGCCCAGCGCGATGGCGGCCGGCAAATTCGGGATCTGTTGGTTGCTCATGTCAGTGGTCCTGTCTCGGGGACGTCAGTGTTGTTGTACGGCAGGCCCGGGTCATCGTTACCCGGCGCGTTGGGGTCGGTGCCCGGCTGCTCGTTGAGGCTCCCCGGGGCGGCGCCCGTCTGCTGCGTGACGCGGGTGTCGTCGTTCTGCGTGATACGCCCGTCGTTGCCGGGGATCGGGATGCCCGTCCAGAAGTCAACCGTGTCCTGCCCGCTGGTCGTGCGTTGCGTCGTGGAGGCGGCGACGAAGTCTTGAACGCGGGGGTTCATGATCGGCACCGGATCCGCAGGGATTACGATGGAGCGAAGCTGCTGCTGCTGGTCGTCATTGCACTTGCGGCAGACGAGAACGCGCGTGTTCTGCAGCGTCGCGCCGCGCCAATCCCACTGAAATTGTAGTGTGCTGTGCGTGTACACAAACCCGCAACGGTCACACACCCCCGCAGCTTGCGGCCCTGATGGGCTGATCCGAGCGCGACCCTGCCTGCTTGCGTAGCCCATGGCTACTCCGCCCAGAACAGGTGCCGTTCGTCGGCGGGCACCCTGTTCTTCTTGGAGATGTTGTCGAAAGCCGTAAGAACCTGAAGGTTCCACGGAACGTGAAGGCCCGCGAAGTTGCGGCCCTTTAAAGGGTGGATGTGATCAACATGATGCTTCACACCAGTCTGAACCGTCCGTGCTTCGGCGATGTCGTACATCTCTTGGATTTGCGCATGGTGAATTGCAGTAAGCCATGATGGCGCCGCGCTAACTTTCATCGCCGCGCGCCTTCGCTGTTTTGCGGCGAGTTTTGCGCTGTTTTTCACTGACCAAGTGCGCATGTAGTTTTTTGTGTACTCGGGGTGCTCTATCTGCCACACGCGCGCTTTAGCGCGCTCATTCTCAATATTCGCTTGGTAGAACTTCTTGCGATTAGCGCGCGACCGCTCGCGGTTGATGTTGTGCCACTCAAGATTGCGCGCCGCGCGACAGGTCTTGCAGCGTGAAGCGAGATTGTTGCGGTCGCCGCGCCCCGGCTTAACGCTGGAAAACGCGCCAAAAGGCTTAGAAACTCCGCAGCCGTTGCATGTTTTGGTGTCGGGCATGCCTCATCCTACCTCACTAGGGCCGATAATAACCCGCCAATTGCGGCGAGATGAATTGTGAGGCGACCTCGATGTTCTGTTCCGCCGCGATCTTGTACGTCTCGTCGGCGATGGCCTTGAGGCCTGCGGCGATCTGCGGGTTCCATACCTTGGCGAGCCGGTAGGCGAGGCCGTCGGCGAAAGCCTCAAGCCACAGGTAGGGAATCTCGACAGTCTGGCCGCTTGAAAATTCGGCGTCCTGCATCCTGCGGACGCGGTAATACTTGAGCGACGACGTGCTAGAGCCGTCCGGCACCGGCCAGAGCGTGACCGTCGGGCTGATTAGGCGGTCAAACCAGAAGACCGTCGGGAAGCCCTGTTGGGCCTTATTCGGGTACGAGGCGTACTCCGTGCGGCTGACGGGCATGATGATGCGGTCGGTGCTGACACCGCTCTGAGACGTCACCATGTAGGCGTCGAGGATCATGACGGTGTTGGCGTCGACCGGGTATGTCGAGACGCCCTGCGATACCGTCGTCGTCACGAGGTCGACGGCCCACAAGTTGACGCCTTGGTTCGCCCACGAGGCCAGCATCATGTTTGTCGCCATGCGAGCGCTCTGCATGTGTTCCTGCACGAGCGACGTCGGCCGAATTTGACAGAGATTGAACGCGTAAAGCGTCAGCTCGCCGAGGCCGGGATTGAAGGTATATGTGCCACTCGTCGTCATCAGAACGGCACGACGCCCGTCTGGGTGACCGTCGCCCTGACGTAGGCGGGGTTGGTGTTGCTATTGATTTGAATACGGATCCACAGCGGGGCGTAGGCCGCATTCGTGGTTGCTGTAGTCGCCCCCGCGGCAGCGAACGTATTCCACGTCATAGCCGCAGGCAGCACAGGGTCCGTTGCTGAATTGGGGTCATCGTTTGAGTACTGCACGGTGTAGTTGATCGTGCCTGAGACTACCGCCTGTACGGACGCATTCGGCAGCGCCCACTCGTCAAGGCGCACCCATGTCGAGCCGCCGACGCCGTTGGTGCCGATGGTTACGTTGCCCGTCGGTGTGGCGCTGGCGGTGACACTGGTGACCGTATAGAAATCGAGGGCGGTATAGGTCGACGTGTTGTTGACGCCGGCCACGGCCTCGCTGAGCACGTCGCCGGCGCTGTTTGCGCCCGTTACCGTGAAGGTAAGGGCTGTCTCGTCGGCGACCGTGGTGATCAGCACCCGGCGCGGCGCGCCCAGCAGGGCAACGCCGCCCGAGACGAGGGCACCGTTCAACGTGAAAGTGGCGGCGGGCTTCTGGGCTTGCGCGATGCCATCGGCATCGGGGGCGGCCAACGGACCCGCGGTGACAGTAATCGGGCGCATTTACGAGGCTCCTAGCATTTCACGTCCCACTTCTTCAGCGCGAGGTTAATGCGGCTGTTCGGATCGTGGGCGGTTTTTGAGGATGTCAGCTTTTCCTTCATCCCGCACATGCGGGCGCGGAAGCTGTCGCGGCGCGCGGCGGACGCCGGGCTGCCCTTGGCCTGCTCCGCGGTGACGGGCGGCTTGATGTTGTATCCGGTGGCGCGCAGGGACGCCCGGCCGGTGGCGTTCAAGCCGCCTGACGGGTTCTTTCCCTCGCGACGCTGCCATGCCGGTGTGCGGGCCATCAGGCACCTCGAAAAAGAGGACGGGGGCCGAGGCCCCCGCCGTAGGTCAGCAGCTGCTCTGCTTGCTGCTGCGGCCCCGAGCGGGGGTACCACTATGAGCCGAGGAGAGCGGGTTCATGTTCGAGCCCGTGCGGCCGCCGCTCTTGCGAGGCATGCGGCCGGCGTTGAGCTTGGACATCTTGCCCTGCATCTTCACGGTCTTGCCGCCGCGCTTGCGCTCTTCGGCAGCGTCCGTGACATCGTCGGCGCCGGGACCGTTGTACTTCCCGTTCTTCCGGCTGAGGTCTTCCTTGTAGGCGGCGACGCCGCCGCCGGCTTCACGGTTCTTGCGATGACGAGCCTTCATGGCCTGCCTCCTTACGACGGGTTGACGGCGATGCCGCTGGTGGCCGCTGTGGGCGCGGCGCCATCGACGTAGATCTGACCCAGCGAATTGGCGTCAGTGCCGAATTCGGTGATGCCGACGAGCGTGCATTCCTTCATCAGCAGCAGGCCACCCGCCGAAGCCGGGAGCGTCGCGAGGGCGCTCATGGTCGTCGAGGTTGACTTGATGCTGTTGATGAACGTGCAGCGGTCGAACTTCTGCCAGCGATCAATGCCGGCCGCGGCCGCCACGATGATGCCCAGCGTCGTCGCGGAACTCGTCTGGAAGGCGAAGTTGCAGCCCCTGAACGTGTTGCGCGCGGTGCCGCCCGAAAACTGCAGCGTGGCGTTCGCTACCGTGCGCGTCACGGTGTCGAGGCCAAGTTCGCAGCCTTCGAAGGTGTGCTCGCCGGTTCCGCTGATCAGCAGCGAACGGCTGGTGGTCGCCTGCGCCGAGGCCGCGTCGCCCGCACCACCGAACATGACGTTCGAGTAGTAGTTGCGGCCGCCGCTGTCGGTCCACGCGATCTGGCTGGCGCCGCCGGTCGAGAAACCGTTGAACACCGAGAAGTTCGCGAAGATGCATCCCGACGCCGACACCGTCACGAAATTGCCCGACCCGAAGGTCGCCATCGTGTAGGTGCCCGTCGGCGGCGCGATGCGAGCGCGCTGGCTGACCGCGGTCGGAGCACACATGCCAACGATGTGGCAGGCGTTCTTCGACCAGACCAGCGTGCCGGCGGTAGCCGTCGGGTCGAGTACCTGCGCATTGGCCAGCGACAGGCGCTGGGTGGCAGTCGTCGAGCCGTCGCCGACGATCACGGCCACGTCGTTCTGACCGGCCGTCATCTTGTAGTGCGCTCCGTAGAGCGTCTGGAGGGGGCTGTCTGCCGATCCGGTGTTGCCGTCGCTTCCGTTGACGTAGTCAACGAAGTAGACGCTGCCGGTGGTCAACGGAAGACCGGACATTCCCATGGTGGGAATGCCGGCTACCGCCAGCCCGCTCAGGTGAGTGATACCCATGTTGAGCGGCTCCTTATCAGGCGGTGGGGAACGATCCGAAGATGGACCTAAAGTTATAATAGCCGAAGCTATATCTCTCGTAGCCCTTCACCAGAAGGTTGTCGGTGACGAAGTCCACCTGCATGTCCGTCTCGAACTTGATGCGCTCCATGTAGGAGAGCCCGTCGATGTTGGTCATCAGGAACCACGCGTAGGCCGACGTGAGGAAGTCGTTGACCATGTAGCCCTCGGGCAGGCCGCCCGCGGTCGACATGATCGCGTTGACGTCGTTGTCGGCCGTGCCGGGGCGCAGCTCGGTCTTGGTCAGTCGGATGGCGACCGGCTCAAGCTGCGGCGGCACGACGAGCTTCCGGGCGCGGGCGAAGACCTTGAGGCCCGCCTGATCCTTGAAGTTCGTCCGGACCGCGATCATCGAGTTCAGCAGCGACGCCTCGTTGAGGTCGACCTGAACCGCCGGCTTGTTGGCGACCGTGCCGCCGTCGATGGGATGGTCAGTGGCGCAGAGCGCCTTGCCGTCACCGCCGATGGAGGCGTTGTAGGTGGTCGCCGTGTTCAGGATGTTCGCGCCGTAGATTTCCTTGGTCTGCTGGAAGCTCTCGATCAGACCGAGGTTCGACGGGTGGAACTGCGTCTTGTACAGGTTGTCGTCGATGGCCTTGCGAGTGATCGCGTAGCCGAGGGCGATTTCCGTGTGCTCCTGATTGTAGACGAAGCGTTCGCCGGCGCCGTTGTCGAAGGCAGTCTGGCCGCCTTCGGTCTTCAGCTGGGCGAGCCCGAGGTACCGCATTTCGGCGGTGCGCTCGAGCGCCATCTTCGAGTCGTGCTTGGTGAAGATCTTGTCGTACTGAGACGGGATCATCTCGTACTTGCCCTCGACGCCACGCAGGCCGGGGAGGAGCAAGTCCTTGATGGCGGAAAGATTAACAGCCATTGGTCATTACTCCTTAGCTGATGCCGGTGGGGCCGGCGCCGTTCGAGCGCAGCCATTCGTTGTTGAAGCCGACGATGACCTGATTGTAGGCCGTGGTCGGATCAGCACCGTTGGAGCCCGGCGGGGCGGCAATCAGGCCACGCACGATGAACGGGAGCGTTACCGTGGTGTTGACGCTGTCGAGGTAGGCACCGGACTGGCCGGTGGACGTGTTGCCCGTGCCGATGGCGAACTGGGCGTACTGGCCGACCTTTGAGCTGGTGACCGTGGTCAGCGTGCCCGAGATGTTGAAGGTCGTGCTGGCGCCCATGACGACGAACTGCGCGTTCGGGTCGTCGATGATGTAGGCTTCGACGTCACCCGAGGCGTCGCTGCCGGGCCAGTAGCTGTTCCACACGGTACGCTTCTGCGAGGTGGACAGGTACTTGCAGCCGACAAAGATGCCGGCGAGCGTGGTGGTGCCGGCCGCGGCCTGCGTGATGTAGCCGTTCGCGGTGGAGACGACCGGCATGACCGGGTCGCCGCTGTAGATGGCCGTGGTGTCGGTGGACGCAATCAGACGGGTCGACTGGGCGAAGGTGGGAGCGCCACCAGAGCCGCCGTAGTACTGACGGAAACCGAAAGGCGCGTTCGTATTCGCCATGTCGGAAACTCCTTTGTGAAGGAAGGTCCGCAGGCGTCCCGAGACGTCGCAAGAGCCGTGAAAATCAAAGCCTCGCACCGGGGAGGCAGCGTATATAATGCGCCAAGACGGCCAGCGGCTTCAACTTGACGATATGTCAAGAAAAAGGGGGCCCGAAGGCCCCCTCAGACTGAGAGACGGACCCCTAAGCGTCTTTCGGGATCGGGATTGCCTCGAAGCTCTTCTTGATGACGGGGCGCGTGCGCGCGTCGGAGAACTCGGCCTCCATCGTGCCGGGCGGCGCAGCGTTGAGCTGCTGCTCCTTCGCCCTGATCTGGTTGCGCGCGCGGTGTCGGTCCATCTCCTCGATGCGGTCCGTGATGGCCTTCGGGCGCTGCATCAAGACCATGCCCTTGCGCTCAATGCTGTCGCCCTTCCAGTGGACGGGCATCATCTCCGGGTGGCGACGCGCAGGCACCGGCTCCCAGCCGGTGCGCGCGAGCGCGACCTGATAGGCAGGATCCTCCTGCCCCATGATCGTGCGGCGCTTCCATTCGTAGGTCCACCCATCAGGAACCTGATCGGGCGAGAAGAAGAATTCGTCCGTCCCCTCGTTCATGTCGCCAAGGTGGCCAAGGATCTCAGCCTCGCGTCGTGCAGCGGCGGCGCGGGGGTCGTCGTCACGCAGCGGGGGCCGCATGTCGGGGCGCGGAGACGTGTCGAGGACCGTCTCTTCCGTCTCTTCGGGGCGGCGCGCGCGGCGGCGACGGCCTGCGGTCTGGGGCAGCGTGTCCATCAGTTCAACCGTCCTTCCTTCTTGAGCGCGACCTTGTTCTTCGCGTACTCCTCGGGGGTCATCTTCATCATCGCGGCCATCTCACGCTCTTCGCCAGAGAGGCGGACCACGTTGCCGCCCCGCGTCTCGCGGGATACCGGCGCAGCCGGTGGTGGTGTCGAACGCCTCGCGGCAGTCGACAGCGCCTCTTCGTTCGCGGGGGCCTTGCGAACCCCCAGCACACCCTCGACAGCTTCGAAATACTCGTCGCTGTCGGCGGCGTGGCCGTCGGCCACGGCCAGATTGTGCGCCGCGATCATCTTCTGGTTCAGGCGCGGGTCGTTGACGAACTGCGGGTGCCTGCGCACCCACTCGGCCGAGCGCGGCGAGAGCTGCGAGGCGAACGCTTCGACAGGATCTGACGGTCGCGAGACCGGCATGGCGGGGGCAGGCGTCTTCTCCAGCGCCTGCTTGCCCTGTTCGAGCTGCAGAAGCTTGGCGGCATGGCTCGCCATGTCTTCCTGATAGCCTGCGGCGGCGTCATAGTCGCCGTTCGACATGGCCGCCTTGTAGTTGGCCTTGGCGATCTCGTTACTCTGGCGCAGCGTGTCGATGGCGTTGGACACGAGCTGCAGGTTCGTCTCCTGCACCGTCCCCTGCGCCTCGTGCGCCGCCATTTCGGCACTGTATCGCGCCTCTTCGGCGGCCTTGGCACGCGCCTCGGCCGCAGCCAAACGCTGCTTCAGGTCGTCGACGCCCTCGTCAAGCGTGACTTCCTTCGGCGCTGCCGCCTCTTCCTCAATGACAATGTCTTCGTTTTCCATGCTGTCCTCACCACACACGGTCGGGCTGGTCGACCTTGCCCCTGATCGCCGTGTCGTCGATCAGTCTGCAGGCGACGCCGTTGACGTTGATCGCCCAGCCATCACTGGGCCTGAAGATGACCCAGTCGCCCTCGTTGATGCTGGCGTCGGCAAACCACTCACCGCGCTCGTCAACGAAGGCCCTCGGACCCTTTTTCACGACAAGGCCCGCCTTACCCTGAATGCGGTCCTCAGACGTGTAATTGTCCGTCAGGTAGATACCCGACTTGGTCCGGTTGGGCCGCACGTAGATCGCGACCAGAACCGCGTTATTGAAGACGTCGACACCGGACGTGTCGCCAAGCGTGGCGAGCAGTTCCTTCTTCGGGTCAACCTCGTGTTTCATAGCCATCTGTGGCATGTCAGCTCCTCTCTGCGCCTTTAGTGATCGCCTCCGCTTCCTCGTAGATGTCGAGCGCCTCGCGGAGGCCTTGGAAGCGCCCGGTTTCGCGAGCGTACTCACGCTCGGTCATCGTCCCGTTCATCACGTTGTGCGTGATGACGGTCATGCGTTCGGCGGCAAGGTCATTGAACTTGCGGCCCAGTCTCGTGTCGAACTTCACTGGCTCCTCCCAGTGGCCGAAGGTGGGACGCTGCGCCGTGAGGAGCCGTCGCAGCGTCCCGGTCGCCGGCCAGCGATTATCGCTTGTGCTTCTGGATCGCGATCTTCTCGATGCGGCCCATGCCGCCCAGAGCGCCCGCGTCCATGTCCTTGTAGGAGCGCGCGCGGCCGCCCGAGAGGCGCCCCACACGCTTGCCGTGCTCGATCTCGACCTTCTCCAGACGTCCCATGCCGCCCAGAGCGCCGGCGTCCATGTCCTTGTAGGACTTGTAGGCGGCGCGGCCGCCGCTCTTGCGCGGCATCGGGGGCATGCCCGGCGGGCCGCCCAGACCCGGCGGCGGGCCGGGAGGAGGCATCGGCATCGGCGGGGGCGGGCCAGCGCCCATGCCCGGGGGCACGATGGGCGGAGGCGGCATCGGCGGCAGCGTCGGCGCCTTCGGCATCATCGCCTGCTGGTCGTCGGGCTTCCCGGCGTTGATCGAAATGACGATGTTGGTCTTGCCCTTGGCGCGGCCGCCGCGCTTGCGCTCGACGCGGCCGCCCTTCTCGTAGCCAAGGACGTCGCGCAGCTTCTTCGTGCTGTTGCCAATCGGCGTCTCTTCTTCGGTCCACCCCTTGTCCTTGTCGTGGACTTCACTGACAGCGTGAAGAACGCCGTTCTTGTAAGAGTGCTTCAGGCCATGCTCCTTGAGCGCGCGGATCATGTGCGCGTCAGAGGCGCGAGCCGGTGCGCCCGAGAAATAGCCTTCATCATCGTCCGCGCCGCCTCCCTTGGCCTTGGCGAGGCGGCCGCCGGCGGGGCGCGTGCCGCCGTAATAGGTGCCGCCGCCCTTGGCCTTCTTGGGCATCATCGTGCCGCCGGGCGGGCTCGTCTTATCGCCCTGACCCTCGGCGGGGCCCTTGCCCGTCTGCAGCTTCTTCCAGTCTTCGTACTTGGGCTCGGGCGCAGGCGTCTCAGCTTCGCCGCCGGCGGCCTTCTTGGTGCGGCCGCCGCTCTTCTTACCCTCGATGAGCTTCTTGGCGAGCATCACGGGGGAGAGCGCCTCCAGCAGGCCGCCGCCTTCCTTGTGGGCGCGGCCGCCCTTCTTCAGCTTGATGTCTTCCTTCTTGCCGCCGTGCATGTTCTTGTCGTGCTGACGCAGGGCCTTCTTCACGAGTTGCTTGTCCTGCTCGACGTCGCCGCCGCTCTTGTAGCCGCCGACGTGCTTGTCGCCGCCCTCGCGGGCCTCGTTCGCCTTCTTCTCGTTGCGGTTGATCAGGTCGGTCACCAGCGAGCGGCCGCCGCTCTTGCGCTGCTTGCGGTCGGCGCGCATGGGGGCGGGGCCGCCCTCGCACTTCTCGATGACCTTGCCGCCCTTGCGGAAGGCGCGCCGCGAGATCGGACGCATGCCCGTCTTGACGTCGGTGTTCATCATCTCGGGCGGCGTCCAGTCCGAGGAATCGACCTTGGCCCTCGGCTCGCCCTTGCCACCCATGCGGTTGGCCTTGGCCTTCATGGCCGCGCGTGCGGCCTTCGACATCTCACTCATCTATTTTCTCCTTGTAGCCGCGAGCGCACGCTCGACAATGTTGTTCGTTCGACCGCCACGTTTGAACGCGCTGCCGCCGCCGGCGCTGCTGGCACCGCCGTCGCCGCCCGCGCCGTCAGCCCCTGCTGCGCCTGCCCCTCCGGTGCCGCCGCCGGCGTCGGCAGCGCCACTGCTGCTGCCGTCGCCTCCCATCAACGAAGCCATCCAGCTTCCGTAGTCGAACGCGGGGGCGTTCGGGATCCCGACGGGGGCCGCTGCCGTCGGTGCCGCGGGTTCCGCTGTCGTCGGTGCCGCGGGCGTCGCGGCTTTCGGGAACAGGCCCTCGTAAGTCTTGCCGTTCAGCGCCTGCGCCATCATGCGCTGGTAGGCATCGTTGGGGGCCTGCCCGAACATTGCCTGATAGTTGGCGGGTGCCTGCTGCTGCTGAGGAGCCTGCGCCGCAACCTGCTGGTTGAGGTTGCTGAAGGATCCTTTCAGGTTCTGCAGGAGCTGGTCGACGCCACCGCCGTCCGCGTAGCCAGCGCGGCCACCATTCCTGAAGTCGACACGGCCGCCGCGCTTGCGCGGTTCCGGCAATTCCCACCATTCAAGGCGGTGTTCCCCGGATTCGTGATGGTGATAGTGATCGTGGTTGTGAAACTGGGCGTGAAAGTCGTCAATTTCGAGCTTGGGGCGCTTCACTTCCCGCCTCCTGTGTCGTTCGTCTTGACTGGGGGTGCCGCGCGCTGAGTCTTGATCGTGACTATGCGGTTGGTCGGGAGCGTGTCGCCCAACATGGGCTTGCCATCCTTGCGCAGACCAACACTCGCGCCCCGCATGTAAGTGCCCTTGGCCGTTTTCTGTAGTCCGGGGTCGTACTTCACGAAGAAACCCTTTGAGTCAACGTGCGCGTTCGCCGTTGTGCCGGTGGCTTTCTTGTTTTTGAGGCCAACAATGACGCCGTCGGCACCGCGCGGCTGAATGTCAAGCGGCCGAAAGTCGTGCTTGTCACCGTTCACAACCTTGTAGTGCTTCCCAGTCTCTTCGTCGTGAACCATCTCGGGTAGATGTTCGCGATCACTAAACGCCATAGCGACGTTCGACCCCGTGTCGAGGCGCTTGCGCATCTGCTTCCAGTTGCTGTGCGGGTTGTCGACACCGTCTTGCGACACGCCGGTCGACGAGTAGGTGTAGTGATGGTTTGGCGCAATCGGATTCGTGTTGTTCTTGGTATAATCGTAGAACGTCACGTCGGGATGGTTCTCGATGATCGCCTTGTGGATGCGCGGGTTGAGGTCCGACAACACATTGAGGCGGATGCCGAGGTGGTTGCCGTTCATCGCGGCCTCGCGCTTGGCGGACTCGATCTCGTCGTTGAGGCGCACTGCGAAGTTCTCGGGGTCGCGCAGCATGCCTATCGTCTTCTTCAGGCTGTTGAGGCGCGGCCCCTTGAAGGCGCTGAGATCCTTGCCGCCGCCGACCTTGAAGTAATTGCCTGACGTCTTGCCGAGGCACTCTGCCTTGCACGATGCGGAGTTAGGGCAAGTCGTAAACTTGCCTTCTTCGTAAGCAGGAGCCAACGCCAGACCCACAGTCTCAACGCCGCGCCCATCAGGCAGCTGCACCGGCTCTTCATCACCGTAGCCTGTCTCCGACTTCAGCAATTTGGCATTCTTGGAAAGCAGTGGCACCGGGCGGCCCGTCTGCAGGCGCCCGATGTGCGCGCCCAACGAGTCGGCGGCGCGCTTGCTGTTAGCGATGCGGTCTGCAGGCTTCAACGCCAGATGCTCGGAGATGCCTTTGTCGAAGGCATCCGAGAGAGACTTGACGCTGGTCTTGCCGACCTCGGTCGGTTGCGTCGTGATGTTGCGCAGCGTCGACTGTGCCTGCGCTATGGGGCTGCGCGGCTGGGCCAGCGACGTAAGATCGAGGGCGCGAGATACAACCGGGTTGTCGGCCCCGCCACCGTCAGCGTAACGCTGGCGCATTCCTACATCTCCACCGCGCTTGAATGAGTTGAAGCCGTTGCCCTTGATGCTGTCGCGCATCTGCGGCGTGACGTCGAGGCTGTGCAGAGGTGCGGGCTGCGCCAGCTTGTCGCCGACATCGAGATCCCGCTCGGATTGCTCCCTGCGAGCATGCTCCATGTGATCGTTCTGAAGATCAGGAGCCAGTCTGTTCCACGCGGCCTCGGTCGGTGAATCGATGTCGTCTACGTTATGCGCCGAAGTGATCGCGCGCTGTCTGACGGCGTTGCTGTCAGGGGCGGCATTCAAACTATGTGCGTGCAGGTTCACCTTCGCCTGCGGGTCGTGCTGCTGCGCGAGAGCCTGCAGGCGCTTCGGCAGGATGTTGTCGTAGTAGCCGCGCATGCCCGCGCCGCCCATCTTGAGGCCGTCGCCCTCAAGCTCGTGGTAGAATTCGCCGCCCAGCCGGCCGCGACCCTCGTAGCGTTGGGGGTTCTGCTTCAGGATTCGGTCGGCGGCCTCCTTGCCGATGTGCTTGGCCAGATCTTCCGGCTTCACGTCGTTGTGGTCGATGCCCCTGCCGTCGTGCGTCTCCGCGTTCAGGTAGCCGATGTCGGGGAAGTAAGTGATGTTCTTGACCTGACTGCTCAGGTCGTACCGCTTGTTCTGCTCGTCGCCCGGCGTGACGACGATCTTGTCGTAGCCGCCGTGCGCGGCTTCGTGCAGGACGCGCTTCAGTGCGAGGTCGGTCCACTTCTGAGTGTTGTCGACGTAGGGGCCGCGAGGGATGCCGGGCTTGTTCGGTGTATCAAAGTCGCGAACTTCGAGCTGCCCCTTCAAGCTATCGGGCAGCGTCTCGAAATACTTCTGCGCCTCTTCCTGTGTGTCGAAGGGTTGCGACCTGTTACCAGAGCGCCGGTTGTAGACCTCGTACTTGCTTTGGCTGGGCTCGGCGAAACCCTGATCACGGCCCTGCTGGCCCCAGTCGCTCTGGGCTTCCTCAAGGTGGAGGATCTTCTCGCCGCGGGGGCCTTTGCGGTCGGACATGCGGACGTGCGCGAGGACGTTAGGCTGCTCCCAGTGCCCCGCTGTGAAATGATCGGGGGCTTCGCGCAACGCGTCCATGGCCGCGTGGTACTCTTTTTGCGCCGGCGTCAGACGCGACATGATCTCTTTCGCCGCTTCAGGATCGCTATTATCCCCATATTCAGCGACCAGACGGTCTTTCTCTGCGCGCGCGGTTTTCGCTCTTGCCGCCAGCGCCGTGCGCTCGCTCGGCGTGTGCAGCAGCACCTCGCGGTAGTTCTCCCCGCCGGGGAGGGTCAGAGTGGGGTCGCCGCCGAACTTGGTATCCTCGCCGCCAAGCTGCGTTTCCCCAAAGGGAACCGCATTATCCTCAAGGTGCTTGATCACCTCCTCTCGGGGAAGGGCCTTCGAGCCCAACGTGTCGAACTTGGAGTGCTTCAGCTCGTCGGGCTTGATGCCCGGCATCGCCGCGTACTGCTGCGGCGTGGCCTTCTTCTGGCCTTTGGCGCCGATGATCTTGGCCGCGCCGCTGTGGAGCTTGAAGGGCGGGACAGGGCCGCCGGTGGCGCGTTTGGCGCGCGACCAGTATCCGTATTCATGCAAGCTATCGCCGTTCGTATACACCTCGTCGGCGCGCACGGTCTTGCCGATTACCTTGTACTTGCCGCGCAACGCACTCTCACCGTGCGCCCGCGCATACGCCGGATTCGTCGTGACCCAGTCACCGTGGTTGATGGTGTCGCCAGCAGTCTTAGGCACCGCGCGAAAAATAGGAATTTGCGCTTCAGGTTTACCCCTTACTTCATGCGCAATTTTCAGCGTCTGGCGATCCATGGAAGTATCACCAGTGCCGTAGTAGCGGGCCCCCTGCGGACCGTACACATCATCAGGGTAGACCGTGCCGTTCGCCGTCAGATCGTGCAACGGCGCGCCGCCGTCGGGACCGGGAGGCCGGTGCCCGCCGCCGTAGTCGTCGACGCCGCCGCCATCAGCATAGTGCGAGGGGCCGATGTACTTGCCGCCGCCGGGGCCGCTGTATCCGCCGCCGCCCGGAGACGGGTCCATGCCCCCGCCGGGGCCCGGGTAGATGTTGGCGATGCGACGCAGCAGGTTGCGCTGGTCGCGAGCGATCATGAGGGCGCGCTTGGTGGCGCTGCCGCCTGCGGCCTTGCCGATGTCGGCCTCGCTCGGATCGAACGTGCCGCGGTTGCCGATGGCGCTCTTGATCTGCGTCGGATCCTTCAGGATGACGGCGACGTTTTGCCCTTCGGGCGTCCAGCTGTCGTAACCCTGCGCGCGGAGCTGATCGAACCACTCCGACTGCGCCTTTTTGTAGTTCTGCGCGCCCAGAACGCCTTCAGGAAGCGGCCCCGTGTGCGACTTGCCCAGCTTCAGGTGAACCGGGATGACGCGGCTGCGTGTGTTGGTGGGGATGAACTTGCCGCCTTCGTACTTGTGACCCTGACTGTCGTTGTTCTCGGCGTACATCGACGCGTCCTTCGGGTCGCGTGCGAACCACGCGCCGTGCCGGCCGATCTTGAACTTCGAGAAGTCGACGTCCTTCGACGTGCCGTGATACCACCGCTCGGGGGAGCCGCCCCACTGCTCGAACGCCTGCTGGCGCCCGGGGCTGCCGACCGCATGACGGACATCACCGCCCCGCGCGTAGTTCACGTGCATGTCTTCGGGGTCGTACTGCCCCCGGTTGCCGATAGCCGACTTGATCTGCGCGCGCCCCGGCGGGTGCAGCGCGATGACCTCCTCGTCCTTGCTGGGATGCTCGCCGATGCCGTGGTCGTCATAGAACGCCTCGTCCTTCGCCGTGGCGTCGAACCCGGCCCAGAGGATCCCGTCATAGCCGTCTTCCAAAAGCATCTTGCGCGACTCTGACGAGATCAGCAGCGGGAACTCTCCGCTGCCTTTGGCGTAGCTCTGTCGAGCCCAGTCGCGCATGCTCTTGTTGTCGATCACGAGCGGGTTGCGGATGTCGGCATGCACCGGCATCACGTTGGCACCGCTCTTAAACTTGTCCTCGAACCCGCCGACGTGATGCCCCGCCGGCTGCTTGTCGGGGTACGGCGACAGCCACGTCGCGGGGCCGCTCGGCATCTCGTTCGCGGGGTTCGGCCCGCCGGGGATGAACGTGTCGAAGCTCTTGGGCGTGGCGTGGTAAAGCCGCAGGGGGTTGCCCTCGCCGTCGCGGATCTTGCTGTTGCCGTGCCAGCGGTTGAAGTTCTCCTCGCGCTCGGGCGTGCCGGGAGGAGAGAAGCTGCCGTGGCCCTCGCGCGCCATCTGGTCGGTCTTCCACGCCGCGCGCGCGTCGGGGTCCATCGAGGCGTAGGTCGACGGAACCTTGAGCGGCTCCGACGCAATCATCAAGGCGCGGCGGACGTCCTTAGCCATCCGACTTCGCCTTCGGCTTCATGCGCGCGATCTCCTTCTCGTGCGCATGCTGAGCCTCGCGCTCGCTCGTCGCGTGCGCCTGCGAGGCCTTGGTCTTCATCAGGTCGCCCACCAGACGCAGGTTCGCCTCCTGCAGCTCTGCCTGCCGTTCGAGGTCGCGGTTCTCGTCTTCCTTGAGCGCCCGCTCCTGCTTGAACTGCACGTCCTTCGCCTTCGAGGCGATGTCGGCAGCCTTCAGGGCCAGCTCTTGGCTCTTGTCCTCGGGCGGCGCCAGCCCCGTCGGGGGCTTGCTGGCCTCGATCTGCAGCTTGGCCTGCCCGAGCTGGCCGTCCTGCTGCAGCTTCGCCTGATCGAGCTGCATCTTGGCGGCGTCAGCCTGCGCCTTCATCTGCAGACCCTCGCGCTTGATCTGCTGGTCGCTGTGCTTGAGCTTCAGCTCCTCGATGCCCTTCAGGACTTCGGGCGGGGGCTGGTTCATGGCCGCCGGCGGCGCGAAGAACTGCTCCGGGTTGTTCCACCCCAGCGCCTGCAGCGCCGCCGTGTCGACGGCCTTGGCATCGTACAGCTGCGGGCTCATGCCCTGCAGCTGCTTCAGGGCCATGACCTTGATGATGCGCTGCGTGTGGCTCGCCGTGTTCGGGTCCGCCTGCGGCACCAGCGACTGCGCGTACATGTCGAGCGCGTCGCGGAAGGTCTTCTCGTCCCACGCGAAGGCCGGCTTGCGATTGCGCTGCCAGAAGCTCTTCGGGTTCTCCTTGAAGCACTTGACGAGGAGCTGGAACTCCTCGGCCTGCGCCGCGTGCATGCGCTTGTGGACGCTGTTCAGGATCTTCTGCGCCTGCTCGATCAGCGCCAACGTCGTGCCCACGGGCGCGTCGGCGCGGCCCTCGCCGACCTGCTGCTCGCTCGTGCCGCCCAGCCGGGATCCGGTCGTGGCGATGTTGTCGACGAGCGTCATCAGCGCGCCGCTCGGCTCCTTGTAGGGGAGCGGCATGATCGCCTGATTGAGCGGCATGCCGCCCGTCTTCACGAGGGCGCCGCCGCCCGGCGGGACGCGGAAGATGTTGGTGTTCTGGCGGCCGCCGGCGTCGCTGAACAGGAAGCCCGGGAAGTTCGCGAACATGCCCGCGTCGAGCAGCTCGCGCCACGCCGCGGTGATCGCGTTGGTCGTGTTGCCGAGGATGTGCAGGAGGCCGATGGGATAGAAGCCGAAGCCCGGCACGAACATGTACGGCACGAACACGGGGCGCGCTTCGGGCAGCTCTGCGGTGTCCTCGTCGTAGTTGCGGACGACCGACAGGATCTGCTTCGAGCTGACGTCGATGGTCACGCGCCACGGGATTTCGAGGCCGCTCTCCTTGCCCTTCCATTTGTGCTCGAAGCCCTTGATGTTCAGCTCGCAGTAGCACTCGAAGATCTCGCGGTCGCGGTCCTCCGGGTTCAGCGCCTCGGGCTCGACGCCCTGTTGCGCCTTCTTCTCGCGCTGCGCGCTGTCGAGATCCTGCGGCAACGGCGCCGAGAGCTGGATGTCGCGGTAGACGCCGAGGATCTGCAGGCGTTTCACCGTCGAGGGCCGCATCATCACGCGATGCGTCGCGCGCTTGGCGCTGCGTATGTCAGTCGCGGCCGCGTTGACGATCAGGTCTTCGGCATCAATCGATTCGCTGACCGGCCGGTTACGCAGCGGGCAGAAATACACCTTCTTGAACGAGAGGCCGCCGAAGCCAAGCATCAGCAGCATGCGGTCGGTGTCGGGGTAGTACTCGGTCGCGATAGCCGTCAGGTAGTGGTTGAGATCCTTCTCCAGCGCATCAGCCATCTGGTTGGTCTGGTGCGTGCCGTTGTTGTCGTCGATCCTGATCTTGACCGGGCCGTCGGTCGGCAGCATCTCGGAGCGCGCGTTCGCCTGAAAGCGCAGCACGGCTTCGAGCAGCAGCGGGTGGCGAACGCGGTTCATACCCTCCACCGGCGCGCCCTCGGCGGAACCGCCGATGCCCGGCACCTCGATCTTCAGGCCCAGCAGCTTGATGCCCTGCGCGCGGTCTTCGATCCAGTCCTTGCGACTGTCGTTGTCGTCGCCGATGCCACGGATCAGCTCGTCGGCGATGCGCGACAGCTCGCCCTCGTCGATCTTGTCGACGATGTTGCCAAACCACTCGGCGTTGTCTTCGTCGGCGCTCTCCTCGACCGGCTTGCCGTCGAGGCTGATCGTGATGCTACCGTCGTCGTGTTCGATCTGGATGACGTTGCCCTTGTCGTCGAGGTGCTCGACGTCGGCGCCCTCGGGCGCGTTCTCGACGACGATATCCTCGCCCGGCGGAAGCTCGTCGGGGTCAGGCTGGACCAAACGGATCGAGGGGCTCAGCCCCGGCACTAACGCCATTCAGAAACCTCGTGGGAATGCAAGGATAACACACCGGGCGTCATTCAGAATAGTGACAGATTGTCAAGAGCATTGTTCGCTGGATCAAGGACTTGGGTTTGTTATGGTGACGTGTCGCGGCGGCGTGGAAGGACACGCAGCTACGAGAAAGTACGTGGTAGATCTCGCCAATACTAGTCACGGTAGAGCCACGCAGCCGGCATCGAGCCCGGTCCGCGACACTTAAATCCCATACAGGCTCGCCGGCGGCGCGCCCCTATGCCGAAGGCTTTCACCCACCTCGGCAATATGCTCGCTGCTGCGCGTCAGCATCGAGGCCTGCCGCAGATGCGTCAGGGCCTGCGATACGGTGTCGACGAGGTCGTCGTGCTTGCCGCGGGGGAACGTCGTGGTCTGCCCTATGACCATCTCGGCCCACTGGCGGTCGGGGGCGAAGATCATGCCCTCGGCGAACAGGTGCTGCACGGCGTATACGCGCGCGACCTTGTCGAGCATGCCCGGATTGACGAGCTGGACGGCGAAACCGTCGTAGCCGAAGAGGCGGCGCAGCTCCTGCGCAACAGAGTGTCCAGCACTCTTATCTTCGATCAGGAGCCGGTCGACCTTCATCTCCTTGCAGGTCCGCTGGACGCGCAGGACGAGGTCGTGCAGCTCAAGCCGCTCCTGCCAAGCCTGCATCAGCATCACCTTGGGCGCCTGATTGCCGTACTCGCGCGGGTCGACGTTGGTCAGGCGCTCGCCTCTGATGACCTGCTTCGAGGGCTGCGCGACGGTGTCGGACGTGAAGATGCCCCACACGGTCAGTGCGCTGAAGTCGTTTTCTTGCTTCGTCGTGAAGGCGGTGTCGAGCGAGGCGACGACGTAGTCGAACTGAGGGAAGTGCGGCGCATCATGCAGCTGCCACCAGTCGCGCTTGATGATGCCGCCGCCCTTCGGTTCCGGGCGCTGCTGCAGCTGGCCGGCAGCCTTCCACGGGCCCAGCCGCTTCTTCAGCACCTCGACCTGCTCCGCCGCGAAGCGTTCGGGCCACAGCAGCTCGCCTGCCTCGCTGCGCGGGTCTTCCCAGCCGATGCTGGTGATTCT